TGGAATATAATTTATTGTTAAATGCAAAGCCTCTGTTAGCGAAGCGAACCAGTTTCTTTGTATATTTGTTTATTAGCTGCAAAGATAATGCAAATCGAATGTAGAACTTTCATGCTTGCATGAAAAAGTTATGCTGAGATGCAGTTTGTCTTATTTAAAGATGGGGCATTTAAGAAATTCTATTCATCTTTGAAAATCTTTCCATATTGTTTTAATGCCATATTTTTCATGAGTGTTTCTTCTTTTGTCAGTGCGAATCCCATATATTTGCAAACGTGATCATTGCGTAGGATACAGATACACATTCTTTTGTAAGTCGGAATTTCCTTGAACTCTGCAATATCAATATCATCTAAATAATCCATCCTGACAGGCTTCTTGTCCGTTTTGTAGTTTGTGCTTTCTCCTACTTGAATAGGAATATTTCTTTCTCTTAGTTTCTGTATCACTTCGTCACTGAGTACACCGCCCTTATTCTTCCAGAATCTGATGCTTGTCTCCAATTTCTTCCGGTATCTGTTCCGGGTATGTTCAGGTAGAGTAGACAGAAGAAACTCTGTAAAGGATTTCCATGTATATCCTTTGGGTAAATGTATCTCATCTCTTCCCATGGCTCCGGTTTTTCCATAAATCCCGGAAAAATTTACTCCGTTAACCCGGCCAATCATCCGTCCCCACATATCGGGATCAATCACTCTGTACAGTGACAGGCTCTCTATGGCTTCGCAGATAAAAGGACTTGCTACCCGTTGTCGGTCAAGGCTAATTCCTGCTTGATAATAAAGATCGTACAGATGGTTATAATCCCACTTGAATTTACCATTTGCTACCCAGATATCAGTTGTTTTCCAGTCAAAAATAGGATAGAGGTTATAAACACCTTCAGTAATTTGGGTACTCCATAGGTAGTTGGCATATCGTTCCTTTGTTTTTCTGTAAATGGCACGCCAACGATTATGGCTTTCCTGTGTACGAATGCCAACTAAACAGCATGTTCGGGTAGCCTTTTTATTTTTATGTAGCCATTGGGCAAATTCCATTTGAAAATCATAATCCCACATGTCGGTAGTGTAGAAAGGGAACTCATGTAATGTCATTGCCCTCTCCGGTTTTTGGCGTACCCAGACTGCTTTTTTGTCTTCATCCCATGGCCTCCAATAATCTTCATACATGGACGTACATGTCGTTACTCGAAAAGGTACGCAAATATGATATATATCCAGGATGTCTTGATTCTCTTTAAAAGTTCGTTCCACATAATCAATTGTCATGTTGTACTGTATTTCATAATCCATATGAAATACCCCAATTTTTCTTTTTAAATTATGTTTGCGGATATAATCTATGCATAAATTTAATAGTACACCGCTATCCTTGCCTCCTGAAAATGAGATGTAAATATTATCAAAATTCTGAAAAATGACACGTAATCTTTCTTGGGCAAGGTCATATACGTTTTGCTTTCTTATGTCTTGCATTGTTTTTTTAGTATTGTTCGTTTATTTGCTGCAAAAGTAATAAAAAAAGATCAGATAGATAAAATGTATAAACATATACAAATTCCGGAGATACTTTCTAATCCGATTCTCCCTGCTGACTTTTACATCTCGTATAGCCTTTATCTCATCAGTAGATAGCCAGATATCACGCACTGATTTCTCCGGCATTTTATATCCGTCAAACGGATAAGTTTCATGTGTTATAAACTTGCACTGGAGATTTAATTTAGTGCATTGAAAACCAAAATAATATCTCTTTTGTTATGATAGAATAGGGAAATCCCTATATTTACTGTTGAAACTACCTGTTAATTAATCTCTTATACTCATCTCGTTTTATTGTTGGACAATAAAACGGAAATGTACCCAATTATGTGCTATCAAGATTTTGGTTTTGCATACAACGTATATTTTAAGTTCTTATATTTGTGCATCACTAAAATGCTTATAATTATGATATCCGAGACTAAAGTAAATTTAGGAGCTAAGTCCTCTATTAAACAAAACTATGTAAAAGACGTCCAAGGCTCTATTGAAAAGTTACGGCAAATGGCGGAACTTATGCTTGATGGACGTGTGGTCATGTCAGTTTCTGCTAAAAAAGATATTCAGAAAGCAGATACCACTCTTTACGCTGCATATTTAATTCAGGTTATTTCTATACTTGAATATCTATTCCCGTCAGAGTAATAGAGATGATACGCTAAAGATAGCTTTCGCAATTTCTACTACATTCGATGCACTCTCAAGCGCTGGGTTGGCTTTTTTGAAGAATTCTTGAAGCTTGCTTTTTTCTTCTTCATCTAAATTTTGGTAGATGAGTTCAATATTTCTTTTGAATAAGTCCAGCTCAGCACTGAAACCACCTTTCTCTTTTAGTATGTGTAATCCGTCTTTTATCAAATAATCGTCATAACCAATTTTCTTCAATAAGCCTCTCTCAACAAGACCATCTATTATAATCTCAAATTGTTGTTCGCTGATTGGCGGATTAGGTATATCTTCATATTCAAAATGAACTTCTTTATTTCCTTTTGAGGCTTTAAGAATGCTATTGATTATATCATCCCTATGTTCTGACGTGATGAATTCAGGATATTCTCTTTTATCTTCTGGGTCTGCTGTTCTTAATGTTCTCATAGATCTTAGTTGTTACGTGTTATTATATCTTATTTTCCAGTAACCATGAATTTTGCACTATCTCCTAATTCTTTTAGAATATTTCTTTTTTCTATTTTATGGGGCTTGATATCCGCTTCCCATTGGAGACAGTTCATAACTTCCGTTGACATCCTCAAAATAATAGTATTTCCCTTTTTCCATACTAAATTTATTAAGCCATAGTTCGGATATAGAATTGTCCTTTTTCTTTACATATAATGGTGTCTCTTGTATTGTACATGTTTCATCCAATAGTTTTTTGTCTCTGATAAACATATAAAACACATTCCCTAACTGATATGCATTGACCTTTGGACTCATATCTTGCCTTAAATAGACATCTTCAATATTTGCATTATCAAACAGAATCATGAAGCAATCATAATTTGCTTTTAGTACGATATTACTCATGTTTTTCGTGATTTCTATTTTTTCATTAAAACATAAAGAAACCGTGTCTTGTGCTATATATTCTGCATATCCAGCTTTTAAACTGTTAATAGGATATGAAATTCCCTTTACCTCATAATTTCCCTCTCGCAATGTGAAAAAGTCTCTGTTGTTCCACATTCCCTTAACAACCAAAGAATCCCCACTCTCTATATTCTTGAAAGATATAGAGTATGAGTATGGCGTAAGTTCTCTCGAATCAATATATTTGTTGTAAAAATCGGAGTATGTGTTTCTGGTCATACTTCCGCTGTTAAGTAATGTATATCCAATAGTTAATGATACATCCTGCTTTTCTTCCGTTTGTTCTTCCTTCTCTGACGAGCAAGAACATGCTAATATCAATAATATAGCAATTAAAACATTCTTATTCATACTTTTGTGTAGTTTTTAAAATTAAATTATAAATGTTTTGATATAGATTACCAATCATCAGAAGGGGAATTACCGCTTATTTTTTCGATTATTCCATTCATAAGAGTATTAAAATAATCTTCGATATCCTTTTTAATTTTTTGATGTTTTACTTCTCCATTCTTTTTAAAGAGAAAAATTGTATATCCTGTAACATCACTTCCTTGCATTTTAATATAGTTCTTTTCGTGATTCCCGCTATACGTATATATGCTTGTCAATATTGGAGCATCGAATCTTATTTTACCATCTTTGAAGCGGATTATAAAATTGTAATCCATCGTATAGTTAAAATTCATAACTCTTTTTACTTCTATATCTCCTAAAGCCTTTATATTTATAAGTTCTCCTTCAACTTTACTCACTACGAAATTGGCAGAACGATACATTGAAGTTATAGCAATAAGTGCTTCATTATATAAGTCTAATGCCGATTTTCCCTCAAATTCTTTTACGGCAAAATTCTTCTTTGTATCCGAAGAAATAAAACCATCAGGAGTCAATTCAAATTGGGCATAACAAAAGCATGAGCATGTTAATAAAAAGACTAATACGAATAGATTTTTCATAATTGTTATTATTTAGCGTTACGTTCATTCTTTAACATTGCCAATTCGCCATTCAATCTTCTCTCTTTTTCTTGAAGTGCTTGAATTGTTTTTAACTGTTCATTGATTGTGCCCTGGAGTGTGGCAATAGTATCTACCAACCGAGAAATACGTTCGGTGTTCTCGTCTTTTGATTGATTTGCTGATATTAGCATCTCACCCTTTCCACGAAGTAGCCATTCAGATGAGATATCCTCGAAAGTGCTTAAAGTGAGTTTTATAACTTTTGCCGAAGGTTCGGTTCCTTTTTGGAACATTGAGCCAATGACAGATTGAGTTACTCCAATTTTAATAGCAAATTGTCTGTCTGACAGTCTGTATAGAGATATGATTTCTCTAATTCTTTCATTAATACTTTGCTCGTTCATAACAATTCTAAAGTTAATATAACGTAAAAGCGATTATATAAACGGTTTGTGTGTATTGGTATTAACGTAAAAACGTTTATATTTGCATCATCAATCAATCAATACTCCAAATATAGAGATAAAGATTGATTTTTCAAAGGAATGTTTCACTTAAAATAAACGCTAAAATGAAAAAGTACAATTTATCAGAAATTATGAAAACAGCTCACAATCTTTATAAGACTGGTAAATATACTTGGGCTGAGTCTTTGAAAAAGTCTTGGAAAATGGCAAAGTTTAGAATCTCTACGAGAATAGGAGCTTTACAAATCAAACAAGAGATGGAAGCCAATAAGGATGCTGAAAGAAAGCGATTGCAAGAGATAAACGCTCAGTATAGAGATGTCATTCCTGCAAAGAGAAGTCGCTATGACAGTTTAGACATTCCTGCATCTGCGTATTACAATCCAAACAGTACCGGAAGGTTTGGAGCCCACTACGTAGGTGACTAAATAAGAGTAATTCGCAAGAAGGTATTTCTCTTACCGGGCAAAAGAAGAATGGGGCATTGCATAGAAACGCGTATATGCGAAGCCAACCGTCCGGGCGAATACTCTCCATTTGAAAGTCAAACCAAAAACTATAAAGCCGGGAAATCCCGGCACCCAGTCCGGCCTTTGAGCCTGCCCTTTGATGGGAGACTGGGAACTATAAGAGAAGAGTTCTATGACTTATTGGTAAATGGAGGTTGTAAGTTTCCTCTGCTGAAAACCAACTCGAGGTGAATAGGCACAACTTACCAACGACATAATGCTGTGAGGAAGGGTCAAACTCATGCCGTTGTAAAAATAATCAGTTAGACAATTTATTGTCGGTAAATCGTGGAATTTACTTTATGTATATAGGTGTTATAGCTCAGTTGGTAGAGCAGAGGATTGAAAATCCTTGCGCCCTGGTTCGATCCCAGGTGGCACCACTAAATTTTAATTCTTAGATTATGGCGAGGCATATTTATAAAGACATTGAATCAAGGGATTTATTGAAGATGATCCCTATTGAAGACGTGATTGAGTATCACGGAATATACAATCTCATTTCTGAGTATGGTATTGATGTAACCCTTGACCGGATAGGTGAGGAAGAGATTCTAAAGTACATCGAGGCAACGGGGCTGCTTGATGCAATTAAGAAGAAACTCTTAGGTTAATAATCTGTGAATGGCATATACTGTTAATGAAAGAATGAAAAACAAAAATGAAATGTAGGATGCTATTTCACAGATTGCGAAGAGTCTTTTTCGTGGTAAGATTGGAGATACGGGCTTTATGGCTTCATGTAAGCTATAATGGATATATTCTTTTATATATTCCTGAACCTTGTGTATCATTGCATTGCTCATTACTCTATTCTCGAATAAGGTTATACTCGAGAAAAGGATACAGGTTGCATTGGATAGTATTACCGACGAAAGGAAGATTTGACTGCAAAGATTGTCCTTTGAAGAATTGCTTAAAGAGACCAATACCGCAAATATTGTGAACGAAACCAGTAGTATGGTACTTTGGATTTTAAATATCCATTCAGTTTTTTGTTCTAATGCTTTTTTATAGGCTGAATTTAGTATCTGCTCATTCTCGATATTATTCATAATGCTTAATTTTTTGTTTGACGCTTCAAAGTTAAGCAATCCTCCGGTTCAATTTACATTAGCGAATAATCTTGAATCGGAGGTCTTTTTATAACCGTTTAATAATTAGCTAAATAATTAGTATGGAGGAAAATAAGAAAAGTGTAATGTGCATCATCCGTGAGATGGAGAAAGATGCGAAAGAGGTTTTTCCTATTTCCAAAAGGGCGTATATTCTTAATCTTATATCTTATCGACTTAAGGAAAAGGAGCCATGGAAAAAATGGGAGATAAAATCTGATAAAGAGAAGGGCATTTTCACTGTTACTCGCAAGCAGTAACTTCTATGGGTGAGGCGTGTGTGAATATCGCCGAGATATTGCTTGACAGCATATTGGATATAATGTCTACAGAGACTTTTAGCAAGGATCAGTCAGCGTATATAGTCGGTGGTGAAAAGAAGTTGATAAGGCTTATAGAAGCTGGGGAGATTGAATGCGATAAGCCGTCTAACAGTCAGAATGGCAAATGGAGGTGCAATGCTGCTCAGGTGTTGAGGCATTGTAGACGTATGAGAAAGAAAAAGTATAAACGTAAACGTAAAAGTCAAAAGAATGAGAAGAATTAGAGTTGTTCAAATGTTGGCAGTTATCTGCGCAATGTGGGCGGCCGTTTGGTTATCTGATGGCAATGAAGCCAGTGCCAAGGAACGTGCAGCCGGTGCAATCATCATGGTGCTTGTATTGGTGATGCTGATAGTACAGCACTTGATAGAAGAGGATGCAAAAAAGAAAACCGATAAGTAATCGGTTCTCCGGTGTAGCTCAGTTGGTAGAGCGTGTGATTTTTGAAATTTTTCTCACTATGTCGGCGGTTCGAGTCCGCCCACCGGAGCAATCACTTTTATAGTGATCGTATGAGGACTGTGTGTTATCAATCAATCATACTTCAACAGAGGTTGAAGGCGTTTTTAGTTTTCATGCGTGAAAAGTAGCCTGTGAAGGTGAATGCTTCATAACAATAGTTTGGCCGCTCCACGAGTTGGAGTGGCATTACGGACAATTAGCTCAGTTAGGTAGAGCGGTACATGAAATAGTGTTGGTAGTTTGTCATGGTATCTTTTTAATGGTTTCATCATGTACAGGTCGCGGTGTTCAAGTCCCGCATTGTCCACGAGGATTTTCCTCTATTATTAATTAATATGCCGGTGAAAAGGACACCGTCGGGACAGCCCCGGTATTTATTTGATTTATAATTATTCCTAAAGTAGTTTGTTTACATCCCGGTGTAGCGTGATTGCTTATCCGGGAACAAGTAACCCGCGAGGGGGAATGCATTTAATGCAATTAGTAGTTTTGTCATGTTTTATTTTGTGTTAGTATGGGTGTATAGTCTGTGAAGATAGTACACCTTTTTTATTTCGGAGAAGTGGCGAAATTGGTAGACGCACTCAATACCAGAGCGAGTTCAGTGAAAATCTGTATGCAAGTAATGTTGGACGCATCATGAAAGCAGACATCTCATCCCGGTTCAAGTCCGGGCTTCTCCACAAAAGACGTTGTTCCATAACATCTTTTTAAGTCAGGCAGGTTACGGGTTAGAACTCACTGCTGTGGAAACTGGAAAGAGTTCGGCGTGAATGTGAAATTGTGTTATCCGTTGTCTGTGAAGATCGCGGATAAATCGGGCGGTTAGCTCAGTCTGGATAGAGCGCCGTGTGTGGTGGAAGGTTGAGAGTTCGATTCTCTCAGGATGATTCTTAGCTTAACGGGAGAGCACCACAAGCGGAGGTCAACGGTTCAAATCCGTTACCGTCCACAAGCCTTTAGGATGGAAGAAGCGAAATAGAAACAAAAAGGCTCATGTTGTTTACGGGCTGCCAGTATTGATTTTGGCTGACACGACGGAAAAGACGCCGAAAGACTGCATGGGTGTTTCTTTAGAGCTGAAGTTGTTATCATGTGTTATGCCCCGAAGAATACGCTTCGGGGCTTTTAATTTGATATTATGAGTAACATAGAATTGAACGAAAGACAGAAGCTCATCATAGCAGGCAAGATTTGTCCGTATTGTGGGCAGCAAACTGAATTTGTAGACAGTATCGAGGTGTATGGAATATCTTATGGTATGATCTATCTCTGTCGAGATTGTGATGCTTATGTAGGCGTTCATAAAGGGACTGATAGGGCGCTTGGTCGCCTGGCTCAAAAGCGGCTACGGAAACTAAAGCATCAAGCCCATGAGTATTTCGATAAGATCTGGATGAATAAATACATGACACGACATGAGGCTTATGCCTGGTTGTCTCATATACTGGAAATACCTGCTGAATATACTCATATTGGAATGTTTTCGGAGGTAACCTGTGAACGTGTGATCAACTTTAGCAAACAGTTGCTGAATGATTATAGACAGCTTGAAATAGGGCAGAGGATAAGTCCTAAATTACCTTATTTTCCCTTATAAAAATGGCGTTAAAATGGCGAAGTTTCCGTTTGCCTATCTTGTCATTTTACGATAACTTTACTGATGTAAGGAACTAAAAGTCAAACCAATAAATTAAAAATTATGGCTGGAAAAAAAGTAGAATCTGCAACTGTTAGTGCAGATAATAAATTCAAATCTATCAGACCTTTATTGGCATCCGAGATAGAATGCAGGGTTGGAACTATGAAACCTGATGGTTCAGGCTGTTCTTTGTTGCTCTACAAAGATGCAAGGGTGGATATGCGATTGCTTGATGAGGTATTCGGTCCCATGAATTGGAAACGTACTCATGATGTCGTTAACGGAAATCTCTTCTGCACATTATCCATCTGGGATAGTGAAAAGAAAGAATGGGTAAGCAAGCAGGACGTTGGTGTAGAATCCAAGACTGAGGCTCAAAAAGGGGAAGCCAGCGATGCTTTTAAACGTGCCGGTTTTAACTGGGGACTTGGAAGGGAACTCTATACGGGACCGTTCATTTGGATTCACCTCGATAAGAGTGAAATCTATCAGAGAGGTTCTTCTATAGGACTTTATACAAAGTTCAGTGTCAAGCAAATTGAGTATAATGACCAAAAGGAAATTATTCTATTGGTTATTGTCGATAATAAAGGTAATGTGCGATTTACGTTCGGTAATACCAAAGAGAAAGTGATTAAGCCTTCTACTCCGGTTCAAGGTTCAGGAGCTGTATTTACTGGAGCTGAGTTAGACCGTGCTGTGAAGGAAATGCGAGCTGTTAAAAGCCATAAAGAACTTGTTGAAGTCTGGAATAAATATCCTGCTTTGAAAAATAACAATGAATTCAAAAACGCCTGTATGGATATGGGCAAAATTTATGCTCAACAATGATAGATTTAGTTAAGTCAAGTGTGGTTTTCAATGAAGAAGACCACACCTATTTTCTCGGTGATAAGGAATTAAAGGGTATTACTGGCATGATAAGCCGGCAACTGTTCCCGGACAAATACAAGGAAGTTCCGGAATTTGTCTTGAAGAGGGCTGCCGAAAAAGGAAGCCGTATTCATGGTCAGTGCCAGTTTGTTGATTGTACTGGGTTGCCACCTGAGAGTGTGGAAGCTGAAAATTACCTTAAAGAGAGAATGAATGCCGGCTATAAAGTTGTTGCTAACGAATATACCGTTTCGGATAACGAGTATTTTGCATCCAATATTGATTGTGTGTGGAGCAAGGATGAAAGGATCAGCATTGCTGATATTAAAACCACTTATAACCTGGATAAAGAATATTTGAGTTGGCAACTATCAATCTATGCGTATCTCTTTGAAATGCAGAATCCATTAATCAAGGTCGATAAACTATTCGGTGTTTGGCTGAGAGGCGATAAATCCGAGTTAGTTCCGATTGTGCGTAAATCCGATGTCGAAGTACAAAGGTTGATGGAATGTGAAATCAATGGAGAACAGTTCCTAACTACAACTCTTGTTCCTGCTGATGAAAAGCTGCTCATTCCGATGCAACTGGTTAATACTATCATTGAAATGGAGGAACAAGCCAGTTTTATTTCTGAGAGGCAAAAGGAGTATAAAGAGAAGCTGAAAACTGCGATGAGAGAAAATGGTGTTAAATCATGGGATGCCGGTCGGATGAAGGTTAGTTATACTCCATCTTCTCAAAGTAAGAGCTTTGATACAAAAAGGTTCCAAGAGGATTACCCGGAACTGTATGTAAAATATTTGAAGTCAGCACAAAAAGCTGACAGCATTCGTATAACCATAAGGGAGGAAGTAAAATGAGTGTAAACAAAGTTATTCTTCTTGGGCATGTTGGCAAGGACCCAGAAGTAAGATCGCTGGAAGGTGGTATAAAGGTGGCCACCTTCTCACTTGCCACAACAGAAAAAGGGTATAAAATGCAAAATGGCACTCAGGTTCCAGATCGCACAGAATGGCACAATATTGTTGCTTGGCGTGGTATTGCAGAAACGATTGAGAAATTTGTCCATAAGGGAGACAAGCTATATCTTGAAGGAAAGATACGCACACGTAGTTATGATGATAATAAGGGAGTTAAAAGATATGTAACTGAGGTATTTGTCGATGACATGCAGATGTTATCACCCAAACCTCAACACGTTGCACCGCCTCCTGCTCCGGTCTATCAACCCCAGCCAGCGCCTCAATATTCTACGAATCAACAAAATCAACCTGGCCAGACGAATTATAATCAATGGGGACAAGGTCAAATGCCGTCTAATGACAATCTAACTGAGAATGATTTACCTTTTCCAATACTCTAAACTATGGAAGCAACCTTAACCAAGAAGGATGGTAAAGTCCAGATGGATAAGTCTTTTGAGTTTATGTGTAGTACCTTGCGCAATGGTGAATATACAATCACCATTAAGCGCAAGACACAGCCAAGAACGTTGAATCAAAATGCGCTTATGTGGAAATGGTTTCAGTGTATTGGTGCTTGCTTGCGTGAATACACTGGGGAAGAATATTGGAGCTCCGGCGATGGTATTCAAGACCTACACGATATCTATTGTAAGAAATTCCTTAGAAAACAAGTCAATGTTAATGGGAAAGTAGAGGTAATTGTCAGAGGTACAAGTAAGCTCAACACTTTGGAAATGCACAACTTTATGGAGAGCGTTAAGATAGACGCCGCTTCCGAATTTGGCATAACCCTTCCGTTGCCTGAGGACCAGCATTATTTAGATTTTATTCATGAGTACCAAAATCGGTACTAAAAATCAATTAATAGAGTATGATTGCTAATTTAAGAGATTACGAACCCAACATTATTGAGTTCGTAATTCCCGAGGCTATTCGGGAAACATTTCCCCCGGTCTTATTCGAGGGTTCGACAAATGTCGATGAGATAATTAAACTGGTGAATGAAAACTTCAACGCTACGTTCCCGGAAAGTGAAATCAGTCAACGTATTCTTGATGCGTTTGAGATTGATGAAATCCGCGAGGAATATTGTATAAAGCAGGAGAATGAAGTTCCAAAGCGTGAGAGGGAATTGCTTGAAGCCATCGAGCGTGCAAAGAAAATCAAGAGTGATGCCCAAGAGCGTCTTGCAGCGATAAAGACTGAAATAAAGGATTTGGCTGCCGAAGTAAAGAAAGGTACGAAAGATTATCAGCTTTCAAGCAAGAATACCGTTCGTTTCGCCTTGAATGGGTATTTCATCTATTACTCTTGGGTGAATGGCCAATTAACGCTGGTCAAGGGAGAAAAAATCCCTGCATGGGATAAGCGCTCATTGTGGGCTCAGGAAGACAGAAATCGCAAAGCCATGCTTGATTTGTTCGGCCTTGAGTATCCGGAGGTTGAACGTCCTGTTGATGATGAGGATGCACTGTCGGAAGATTTAGGTGAGAATCCTTTTGATGGGGAAGACGACGATCCGGAAGACGATGAGTAGATTACAGCATAAAAAAGGCAGAAAATCCCAATATGTCAAAAGCCTCTTAGCAAATCCTGAGTGGGAGGAAGCTAAGAGGAAAGTTCGCATAAGAGATGGGCATAGATGTCAGATGTGCGGTAAAGACTTCAATTTAGAGATTCATCACAAAAAGTATAGGGTTAACGGTCAGTCGATAGTAGGGCATGAGCTTAAACACCTTGACTGTCTCGTTACCCTTTGTGGTGGTTGCCATGAGAAAGTGCATAAATATCATATCAGATTATGACATATCAATTAAGAGATTATCAAAGTAGGGCAAGTGCTGCTGCTGTCAATGCTTTCAAGTCCAAGACTAAAAAGAATTCAGTTTTAGTACTTCCCACCGGTGCCGGAAAGTCTCTCGTAATTGCTGATATAGCATCAAAGATTGAGAGTCCTTTGATTGTTCTTCAGCCAAGTAAAGAGATTTTAAAACAGAATTTTGCTAAAATCCAGTCGTATGGAATCTTTGATTGTGCTGTTTACTCTGCATCACTCAACAGAAAGGATATTAACCGAATTACATTTGCTACGATAGGAAGTGTAATTAAGCACATGGATTTTTTCAAGCACTTCAAATATGTAATTGTTGATGAGTGTCATTTGGTAAATTCAAACGGTGGGATGTATAAGACCTTTTTTGAAGATGTACAACGGAAAATCATAGGATTAACCGCTACACCTTACCGTTTATCAACAAGCGGTGGAGGTGCAATGCTCAAGTTTATAACGAGAACCCGGCCGAAAATCTTTTCGGATGTGATTTACCATTGCCAAGTTAGTGAATTGCTTGCTAAAGGTTTTCTTGCAAGATTGAATTATTATGATTTGACAAGGATAGACCTTACCCGTGTAAGAAGTAATACTACTGGTGCCGATTATGATGAAAAGAGCTTGTCTGCAGAGTTTGCACGAGTAGATATATATAGTTACATCACTAATACGGTGAAACGTCTCTTACGCCCTAAATCCGGTATTCCCCGTAAAGGTATCCTAATATTCACAATGTTTACTCGGGAAGCTCAAATGATTGCATCTGCTATTCCTGGCAGTGCTTTTGTCAGCGGTGAGACTCCGGCTAATGAACGAGATAGGATTCTTGGAGATTTCAAATCTGGGAAAATAAAAGTTCTCGCCAATGTCGGTGTGTTGACAACCGGCTTTGATTATCCTGAGCTTGACACTGTTGTTCTTGTGCGCCCTACAAAATCTCTATCTCTCTATTACCAAATGGTAGGTCGTGTTATTCGTCCAGCTCCCGGTAAAGAGGGTTGGTTGATTGATTTATGTGGAAATTACAGACGCTTCGGTAAAGTCGAGGATCTACGTGTTGAACAGCCGGAAAAAGGGAAGTGGTGTGTTATGAGTCGCGGCCGGCAACTAACTAACGTTTACTTTTAATTATCATGCTTTGGAAGAAATATAAGAAGAAAGAGAATAAGATGCCACTTTTTGAAAAAGCTGGTGTCAAGGTGGAAAAGCAACCAAACTTGAAAGAGAAGTTGGATAAGGTATTCAGCATGTTTATCCGGTTAAGAGATACGATGCCTAACGGATATTTCTGCTGTATTTCATGTGGGCAAGTGAAACCATTCAAACAGGCTGACTGTGGCCATTTCATTAACCGCCAACACATGAGTACACGCTTTGATGAAATGAATTGCAATGCCCAATGCCGGCACTGTAACCGTTTCATGGAAGGAAATATTCAAAGCTATCGTCGTAGGCTTGTAGCGAAGTATGGAGAGAAAAGAGTGCTTTTGCTTGAATCTAAACAGCATGTTCACCGTAATTATTCAGACTTTGAATACAAGGAACTGATTAAACATTATCAGAAAGAGGTGATAAGGCTGAAAAAGGAAAAAGGGCTGTAGCCCTATTAATACTATGGACGGAGGATATATAAAACTAAGCCGCAAGTTCTTCTCGAATGAGTTGTGGAATGAAGCCCGGACTTTTAGCAGTTGCGAAGCGTGGTTAGATTTAATACAATCTGCACGATTTGAGGCAACGCCCCGAAAGGTGAGTATCGGAGGTCGAGAAGTGTCCTATCAACGTGGGCAATACCCAGCATCCATAAGATTCCTGTCACAACGTTGGCGGTGGACTGAAAGACGTATCAGAACTTTCCTTTCCTATTTAAAAAAAGAAGGAATGATTGAGGTTAGCAAGGATCAGGGTGTTAATATCATCACTTTGTGTAAGTATGATGACTATAATACTGGTGACACAGCAAATGACACAATAAGTGACACGAGTATTCAAAAGGAAATCAGTGCTTTACGTAAACAAGTGACACAGCTATTGACACAGCAAATGACACACCCTATGGAAGAACGACACACGGGTGACACAAATACTAAGAAAGGGAAGAAAGAAGAGAAAGAAAATACTCCTAACGGAGTATCAAAGAAGGACGCGGCTAAAGCCGCTACTCTTCAAAGAAAGCGGGAATTTGGTGAATCTCTCATTTCTTTTATTGATAAATACGGGAAAGAGATGATACGGGCTTTTTTTGACTATTGGTCTGAGATGAATAAAACCTGTACAAAGATGAGATTTGAACAACAACCGACATGGGAAGTTGCAAAGCGTCTTGCTACATGGGCAAATAAAGATAAAACTTATGAAAACAATCGAGGCACAGGTTCAAGCAAGCAGGAAGCTAATGAATACGCATTGCAACTCCTTAACGACTGTATTCAGCGAAGAGAACAAGGCCTTTTTGACGAAATTCCCAAACCGTTCTGATGTAGAGAGGGTATATGCCCCTAATCTATGGGGATATACCTTGAATTATCCGGAAAGGGCTTTTAAGGCTGAATGTCCAACACTTCTAACTTATGATAAATTGTATGGCGAAGGAAGCTCAACAATCTGGATTCACATACATGTAACGGCCTTGTATGGTGCTTCACCGAGTAAAGACAAGGAACTTGCAAATAGCATTGCCATATTCTCTGAAACCTTCTCAGCCGAGGTGAGGCTATATAAATTGTCTGAACTCATGCTTTTTTTTGGCAGATATAAGGCTGGAAGATATGATAATTCTTATCAATCGTTTGATACCAAGAGAATAGGCAACGCTTTTTTTAAAGAATTCCTGCCACAATGGAGAAATGAAATAGCATTGTATATTCATAGACAACAGCAGGAGGCTTACTTAGAAAGCAGAGAACTGCCTAAAGGCTATGTAGTTCCTGAAGGTTACAATCCTGATACCTGGTATAGAGAGCGTTTAAAGCGAGGTGAAATAAAACCAATAGAACCATGAAGTTGACAATATACTGGAAAACCAAAAATGCCGAGTGCATCAAGCATATAAGGAAGCGGTTTAATCTGCCGTCAGGCATAACCGTAAATGGGGAAACTGTAGCAGATATTAGAGATGAGGACATGGAATTGCTTCGTGAAACTGAAAAAATAGGTTTCATCCAGATACGCTATAAACCCTTATGAAAATGGCGTTAAAATGGCGAAGTTTCTGTTTGCCTATCTTGTCATTTTACGATAACTTTACTGATGTAAGGAACTAAAAGTCAAACCAATATAACTTTTGAATTATGGAAATACAGAAAATTAAAATCGAAAAAATCAGTGCTTCACCACTTAATCCGAGAAAGACTTTTGATGAAGCTGCTATTGAAGAACTTGCAGCCAATATTGAGAAACAAGGTCTATTACAACCTATTACCGTCAGACCTACATCTGAGGCACCATATTTGGATGAAGATACCGGTGAGGTTATTAATGTGAAAGACACTTACGAGATTGTTTGCGGTGAGCGCCGTTTCCGTGCTTTTCAACGATTGAAAGCAAAGGAAGATGAAGAGAACATAGCCAAAATCAAGGCCCATCGCAAAAAAGCAGAGTTGTATCAAACGATTTCCTGCATTGTCAGAGAGATGACAGATGATGAGGCTTTTGATGCAATGATTACCGAGAACTTGCAAAGAAAAGACGTTGATCCCATCGAAGAAGCTTTTGCCTTTTCCCAGCTAATAGAAAAAGGGCGTACACTGGAAGATATAGCACTTAGATTTGGTAAGTCAACCCGATTTGTCTTCGACCGTGTAAAGTTGAATGGTCTCATACCAGAATTGAAAGCCCGGGTTAGAGATGGTGAAATTCCAATTTCCGGTGCAATGATCCTGTCTAAACTTGATGATACCGAACAGGTAAAGTTCCACCAAGATAATAAAGGACAGTGTAATGTGGCTATGATCAGAAGATTTGTGAGTAATTCCTTTATGGAACTGGATAGAGCCGATTGGATTAAGGATAATGCAGATATCTGGGATAATGGTACATTCAAACCGTGTGCTGAATGTGAGTTTAGTACAGCAAATCATGGGTGCTTATTCTATGAAATGAACAGTGAAAAGGCTAATTGTACCAATCCTGTATGCTACAAGAAGAAACAAATTGCTTATGTCCTGCGTAGAATACAGGCAGAAAGTGAGAATCTTGTTAAGCATGGTGAGCCGATGGCATTCGGGAAAACTGTCATTATTGACAATGGCCCAGAAACTTACTGGGGAGAGGAAAAACAAGCTCAGTACAACAATACAATGGAAGCTGTAAGACAATTGGGATATTGTATTGTTACCCCGAATGAAGTTTTTAAAAGTAAATGTTGGTATAATGAAGAGGACGAACGTATTCAAAAGATGCTGGATGATTCTGAAATTTACCGTTGCATATCTTGCTTTGATTATTGTGGGCCAGAGTTTAAGGTTCAGTATTACTATATTAGAAAAGATATTGCTTCCAGCACATCAGCTCTTGCAGATCCTAAAGATATTGAGAGGGAGAAAATTAATTCCCAATTGAAAAGGGCAAAAGAGATCGTAGTGGAAAAGACTGCTGAAACCCTGCGCACCTGGGCACAAGAAAAGCCCTACCATGAGCGAAAAGTTGAATTAACCACCAATGAACAGCTTGTATTTGATGTGATGGTTCTCAGCCACTGCAAGAGTTCTTTTCTTAAATCACTTGGCTTGGATAAATATGATAAAAAGGGCGATTTTGTGAAGTATGTTGAGAATAACCAAGCTGATAGGGTACAATGGTATCGAGCTTTTATCGCTGAATCCTTATCAGATAACAATGTCAACTTCTATCCTTATTTGCAGAAGTGCCAGAATCTTTTGTTCTCAGAACAGTATCCGGATGAATATATTGAATTAAGCAAAAAGCTTGGTTCTTCATTTGAGAAGAAACAAAAGAAGCTCACTGCTCAACTGAAAGAACTTGATAATACTAACACAGAGGAAGCCTAACGGTTTCCTCTTTTTCTAAATCAGAAGAAATTATGATAGAAAAAACTATATATATTGCTGATGACAATAGCCGATTCGCCGATAAAAATGATTGTATTCACTATGAACATCTATGTGCTGAGGTTGAAGCAGCCATGTCTTTATTGAAACCGCGTCCCAATGAAGGATGTGCTTTTGAGAATGGTAGTGGCTATCTCCAACAGCATATTCAAACCTGTGAACTTGTAAGAAAGCGGATATTAAACATATGTGCTCTTGAAATGCCTTATTGGGCCAGAATAATACAAGAATGTGCAAATGGTCTACGTCATATATCACATGCAAGCAGGATTATATGCGACTATGATAATCAATGCTTTACTTCTGCTTTAAATAGGCTACAGTGTATTGATTTTACTAATGGCAAAGAGTTCGGACAACCGTACTATGTTTCCCATCAAGATGAAGTAACCAATGAAATCTGACTTATAAACTAAGTAGAAATGAAGCAAGAAAGGACTTTAACCTTTGGCAAGTACAAAGGTCAAGAAATAAAATATATCATACTTACCCACATAGGTTACATCATGTGGTGTTTTGAGAATCTAAATTGGTTTAAGTTAACTGATGAAGAGCAGGCGATATATGATGCGATAGCCATAATGATTAAGAAAGAACGCTTGCCTATGACTTTCCCAGTTGAAATGATGTACAAGCATATAAAGGACAGAGAAGCATTGGAAATGTTAAAAACACCGTTTACATTCAATGGAGAATATACATCCTACAAAATGTCTGAAAAGGACGGCCCAATATTCAATAGTATTGAAAAATACAGAATACACAGAACGCGCAGAATTAGGACACAAGAATGTTCATCATTTGGTTGCCTCTCGTTAGGAGATTTGACAGGGTTTTCACATAGTATGAATAAAGAAATAGAACGTACCCGGCTCAATGGTGAAACTGACGAAGATATATTTGGCGGTTGGGGTAGCATGAATGATTATAAAGATTAAAACCTAAAAAATAATCAAAGATGAATATCAATAAACTAAGAAAAAGGTATTTCAATTATCATCGTAAGCAAAGGCGAAATCGGTATTTAGCAGCTTATAAGGAATTGAAGCATGAGATAGAAAAAGAGTCTAAAAGAGGCAAATTGAGCATTCGTTTTCGTGGCAATTTTAACTATGAATACGCAGTGGCAGCAAGATTGTTTTTTAGTAAGAATAAGGATTTCTATGTCAGAGTGAAATTAGAAGAAACAGAGTGGAATAATGAGTTCAAAGCCACAGAAATATTGATTAGTTGGGATATTAATAATGAGTCAGTGTATGATGAGTCAATAGTTTTTAATATTGATTCAGATGATGAAGAAGATTAACAAATAACTGAATAAATATAAGGTAATGAACATCGGAATATTAGCGGTTGATAGTCATTATCCTAATCTGGCTTTGATGAAGATAAGTGCATGGCACAAGGCAAGAGGTGATAATGTTGAGTGGTATAATCCTTTGTGTTCGTATGATAAGGTTTACATGGCAAAAGTATTCAGCTTTACACCGGATTACGGCTACTACATCAATGCCGATCAAGTCGAGAAAGGAGGTACAGGATATGACATAAGTAAGCTTCTTCCGGTAGAAGTTGATAGAATAATTCCGGACTACGATCTATACAATATCGATAAGACTTTGGCTTATGGCTTCCTTACTCGTGGCTGTCCTAATCGCTGTAAGTGGTGTGTAGTCCCTCAAAAAGAAGGTAGCATTGCTCCCTATATGGATGTAGAAGAAATTGCCCATGAACGAAAGAATATTATTCTGATGGATAACAATGTGCTTGCTTCCGAATATGGATTACAACAGATAGAAAAGATTATCAGATTAAAACTTCGAGTGGACTTTAACCAAGGTTTGGATGCTCGTCTTGTAACAGACGAAGTGGCCCGACTTCTTGTAAAGGTCAAATGGATAAAACGAATTCGGTTTGGTTGTGATACTCCCGGACAGATAACAGAATGCGAACGTGCAACAGCCTTGATTGATAAATATGGATACAAAGGAGAATACTTATTCTACTGTATTCTATTGAATGATTTTAAGGAAGCATTTACTCGCGTTAATCATTGGCGAATAAAAGGCGGTCGGTTTTTACCACATTGTCAACCTTATAGAGACTTGAATAACCCACATCAGATTATACCGCAATGGCAAAAGGATTTAGCCGGATGGGCTGATAAGAAGTGGATTTTTAGAAGTTGTGAGTTTAAGGACTTTACCCCTCGAAAGGGTTTTGTCTGTAGTGAATATTTTAAAATCAAATAGTGTAAAACGAAACAATAATGAATATGGAAACAAAATTTAAAGTAGGTGATAGAGTGAGAATTTTAGATTGTCCGATTATGCCTAATATGGTAGGAAAAACAGGCATAATCAGACATAAGCAAGAAGATTTATATCGTGTAGAAGTTGATGGGAAAGTCATACCAGATTATGCTTTGGAAGCTGATTTAGAGTTGATGCCGACTAATCCTTTTGCGGATAGTAACGAGCTTGTTGCAAAATTATTAAAGGAAAATGATTTAGAGGTAATGCACTTGGAAATGTATCTCAATACACAAAATGTTGTATGTGTGGAAAAGACAACGTATGATTCAATGTGCAGTAAAGATACTGCTTTAAATGCTTTTCTTGAATGCGAAGGGTACGATGAATTTGAAAGGGCAATTGACGAATAGCAATAATAATGAAGTATATAATAAATCGAGTTGAATTATTTGATGATTCTGATAAGAAGACCATCATTAAAAATCTAAATAAGCCTACGAATGACATAGATATTTCCCGTGAGGAATTTCGTGTAAAGTATGGATGTAAGCGTGTATGTTTCATGTACACGCAAGTTGTAAAATAACTTGTAAAACTGATAGTTATGATAACCTTAAACAAGCTCGCGGTTAAATGCTACAGAACCGCAATAAAGAGAGGCAAGATAGGTAAGCACAGCTCACCCAAAGCCATTATTACGGCAATATCCAAAGAGTGGCGTGAGCTGTGTGAAGCTACCGAGTATCGTAGTAATCATATTCCAAAGTATTCGGAGTGTGAGGAAGAAGCTGCTGATATTATCATTGCTTCGTTGACTTATCTTCAAAGAATTGGCTGCAGGGATATTGAGCAGCTTATTAAAGATAAGATAAACTTCAACGCTCAGCGAGAGGATTAGGGTTGTCGTACTGACTATAGAGATGTTGATTTTGTGTTGTTGAATAAAATAGTTAGTTATGACAGAGATTATTTCCATTACCCTCTTGGACTTTAACAAGGGGCAGCTTGCCGGGCTTCCAAAGAACCCGCGCTTTTTCCGTGATTATCGCTATGAGGCGATGAAGAAAAGTATTTCCGATTGTCCGGAAATGCTTGAGTTGCGAGAATTGATTGTCTATCCGTATATGGGTAGATACATTGTCGTTTGTGGCAATCTTCGCTTACGGGCCTGCAAGGAGCTCGGCTATACTGAGCTACCTTGTAAGATCCTGGCACCTGATGTTGCTGTTAAGAAGTTGCGCGAATACGCAGCGAAGGACAATATCAGCTTTGGTGAGAATGATACCGATATCCTGCAAAATGAATGGGATAAATCTGAGTTGCAAGATTGGGGTATGGAATTTGAGCCGGAGAAGCCTGTTGAAGAATTTAAAGAGCGTTTCGACTCAATATCAGATGATACGGCCGTTTATCCTCTCATCCCAAAGTATGACGAAAAACATGAGTTATTCATCATCATTTCAAGCAATGAGGTTGATAGTAACTGGCTCCGTGAGAGGCTGAATATGCAGCACATGAAATCGTACAAGACCGGGAAAGTAAGTAAATCCAATGTTGTTGACATTAAAGACGTTCGCCATGTCCTGCAAGATAGTAATACCAAGTCATAAGCGCCATGACCGGGTGTTCGCTAAAAAATTGGTGAACGATCCAATAATCTGTGTTGCTGAGAGCCAGGCAGATTTGTACCGGCAGTTTAATCCGGACTGTGAAATAGTAACCCATCCTGATGATGTGGTCGGGCTTATTCCAAAGCGTAACTGGATGGCAAAGTATTTCAAGGAGTTATTTATGCTTGATGATGATGTCCACGCCTGTAAGGCTATCTATTCAGAAAAGGGCGAGCCTTGCCGGATAAAGGATAAAAACCAGATAACTCATGTGATCTTATCATTGCATGAGATAGCAAAGTTGATGGGTGTTCACTTGTTTGGCTTTACTTCCCGGATATCTCCTGTGATGTATGATGAGACTGGTTTCCTTTCTCTCTCGAAAATGATAACCGGTTGTTCCTATGGTGTTATCTATAATAAAAATACGTGGTGGAACGAGGAAATAAGGCTTAAGGAAGACTTTTGGATAAGCTGTTATATGAAGTATAAGGAGCGCCGGATATTGACGGATCTACGCTATAATTTTGAGCAGAAGAACACGTTTGTGAATGCTGGTGGTTTAGCTTCCATTCGCAATCAGGAAGAAGAGCGTAGATCTATTCTTTTCATCAAAAAGAATTTTGGTGATAGTATCTTGTTGAAGAGTGCTACCAATAACGGAAAGGATAAGACAAAGCAGCTTGTAGAGTATAATATTTCCTGCAAATTCAAATTCTAACAGTCTGTAAAAAAGGCGTTTAAATGGCGTTCATTCTGATTGCTATTTCCGTCAATTATGATTAATTTTACTGATGTAATAAACTAAAAGTCAAATAATTAAATTGAAATTATGATTATTAGAACAGTTGGAGGATATGATTTCTATGAGGTGAGTTCTGCCATGCAAAAAGCTATCAGGCGAGCTGATACTGGTGTTGCCGGCTTCTTTGCCTTGGAGCTTTGGGCGAGTGGGTATAGGGATTATGTTTGGAAGAGATTATTCACCATCAGCGCCGAGGATTGCTTCGGTATCATAACCAAAGAGATTGAGGCTTTATGGCAGGGGCATGAGCTCGTCAATAAAAAAGCTCCTCAGCCGAAAGGACGCATCTTTGTCAGTAAAGCTGTGATTATCCTCTGTGAGTGTAGGAAATGCCGGGATGCAGATCATCTGCAAAACTTCATTTACGACAGGAGAGATGTTGATATTGAAAAGTGGATTGAAGACGTGAGGCGGTATCCTATTTCTATTCCTGCCTATACCTACGATGTACATACAAGGGTAGGGAAGAAGCAAGGCCGGACAAAGGCAGAGTTCTTCCAACAGGAATTTGACGCTTTAATTCCCCGGGAGCCTGGATTATTTGATGATCTTCCGTCAAAGAAATAGTTGCAAGCCCACAGTGTAATAGCTGTGGGCTTTCTATATAAGTCAAACCAATAAACCAAAGATTTATGAACAGAAAAGAAAGACAAGAGGCGAGAGCCGACAGGTACAGAGAACTTGCAGAAAAAGCTAACAAACAATCAAACGAGGCTTCTCAGCTAAGCCGCAGCATGGTAGAACACATTCCCTTGGGGCAGCCTATACTCGTGGGCCATCATTCAGAAAGGGCACATCGTAGTTTATTAGATCGCTCCTGGAACACTTTGGGGAAATCTGTTAAACTTAGCGAGAAAGCTGAGTATTTTAAACAGAAAGCCGCAGCGGCAGAAAACAATGATGCAATCTATCTTGGTGATGATGATGCTGTAGAACGTTTGGAGGCGAAATTAGCAGATCTGGAAAAAAAGCAGGAAATGATGAAAGAAACCAATAAGATCATCCGGTCAAAGAAGTTATCTGAAATTGAAAAGCATGATAGGTTAATTGAATTGGGGTGCTCTGAAGATGTTGTTAGGGAAGTCTTTACTCCTAATTACATGGGAAAAATTGGTTTTCCAAGCTATTCCATTACCAACAATGGAGCCAATATCCGCAGAGTTAAAGGACAGTTGGAGAAAGCCAAGCAGATGAAAGTTACTGAGGATAAAGAGTATAAGATAGGCAACGTTCGTGTCGTTGAAAACTATCAAGAAAATCGACTGCAATTATTCTTTCCTGGAAAGCCTGATGAGAATGTCAGAACTCAACTAAAACACAACGGTTTTCGATGGTCACGCTTTAACGGCTGTTGGCAGTCTTACCTCAAACGCTGGCAAATAGACCGGGCGAAAGAAATCATAGGAGGTTGATCTATGAATGTTATTCAGTCTGTGCCCCGTCAGGACTGCAAGGTATTTGCGAAATGTGGAGTAAAATCCCTTTCGCATTGCCGCAGGTATCGAGGAAATGATGAAGAGTGCAAGAAATGCACTCTCATCCGTCGTAAGCCTCATAATCGTAAGTTTGATGCAAACGGTAGGGAGATGAAGAAATGTACCCTGTGTGGGCATTATTTCTACTTGTACAGGTTCTATGATCGAGTAATTCATCATGGAAATAAGACGTATCGCTGTAAATGTTCCCGGTGCCGTATGTGTATGTCAAAAATCAATAGTGATAGAGCTAAGAATAAAAGAAATAAGATACAATGAGCATAGCAGTAAATGTCAACGGTAAAGATTACTATGACAAAGAAGAAGCCCGTGCAGCTTGGTTTGAAGAGTGGTTAATGAAACAGGACTTTGAGCAGGATCTTATTGATCGTGAGAATGAACTTGAATACCGGAGAACTCATCCGGATTGGAATATTCCATATGTAATGTATGGTGTCCGGAAAAAGCATAAGTGTATTAAAAAGAAGGAAATTGCTGTGTTTTATGACTTTACGCCGTGGCAGAAGCGTGCCCGTACTGCCGAGACACATTGGTTTACAGTGTTATATAAAAGAAGAGCAACCTCAAAAGAAGTGGAATCTTTTAGAGACCGAGAATATACACGTCGATATCTTGTTTATTCCCTGTATATTGAGAAAAAAATGACTCTTGATAAAGCTCTATCTCTTATCGTTGCTGATGACAAATTATTAGGTATTGTTGATGAGATAATTACTGAAATAGTGAAATCCTTTGAGACTTTCTTTGATCGTAAGTTTAGAATTTATCAACCTGAATTTGCCACTCAACTTGATTTATTTGCAGTATGAAAGTGCCTTGAAAATGGCGTTAAAATGGCGAAGTTTCTGTTTGCTTTTCTTGTCAATAAAGGATAACTTTATAGATGTAAGGAATTAAAAGTCAAACAGATAATATTTTTATGAAATGGAACTATTTGAAACCGCTTCAGGACTAAAGTATCATCTTACAAAAGAAATCAATCCCAACTGGGGTGTTTATGATCAATGTGTAGCCGGGATGCACCTTGATAATGTCGGTATAATCATTATTGATAGTGTTTATTGTCAACCTATTGACAATGAGCATGCTTTGTGTGAGATTTATCAAATAATTGAAACGAATAAATGTATAAATTATGGGAAACAAGCATTTTAAAATTACAGTTAAGGAGGTTGGTGTAGTCAATCCTGTAGAAACAGAATATCATGGTAACATTGACCGTAAAGGGCTCATCGACTTTTTCGGTTTGAATAATTCCGACGTGGAATGGTATAAAATAAGAGAATTTACAACCTAAGAAGGAATGAATAAAAATGTATCTAAATATGCTTCTGAACATTGGAGCGATAGCGATTATAAGGTAAGAGCCGAAATAGCTCATCAAAAAAGTGTATGTGTAGCTACTTCTGTTGTAAGAAAGGCTGTACTGGAAACCTTTGAAAAGGCTTTCTGTCTTGGTGAGGAAGAGATGAAGCAGAAAGTTATTGAAACTTATATAGAAAACTGCGAGCACAAATCAGATTGGTGCTGCGATTGCGCAGATGTATGTATAGGTAGGGATTGCCCTACTGTGAAACAATTTATCGAAAAACTTAATTCGTAACTAGAAATGAATAAGGAACAACTAAAAAGAGGCAATGAACTTCAACAGTATATCGAAGACATTGAGGAGAAAATAGAAGCTGCAAAAGCAGGTTTGGATTATCCGGAACATGTGTCTATAAAAATCTGCTTCAATGCCTACAGTCCGTATGAATTAGATACGATAATGAAAAAAGAGACAATCCAAGCCTTCAAAGAACATTATGAAAAGTTGCTGAAAGAAGCGAAGGTGGAATTTGATAGTCTATAACCCTCAAAACAATACAATAAAGAACAAAAGTATGGATATCAGAACGCAACCGAATTACAATAGGAAGACCAGAGAAGAGGTTTTCGGTATATCCATCCGTATTAACGGAGGACGCAGGTATTGTAAATATCCAATCGGGCATCAGAATTATAAAACGATTGGAGATGCTTATGCCGCATCTGTAGAAATAATGAAACGTATTCTTGCTGGCGCAAGAATTGAATATGGAGTAGACGGTTCTGCCGGGATCGACAAAAATGAGTATGTAAAGATAGTAGATTAACGTATAACTAAATAGATATGAGCAAATTTAAAGTAGGAGATATTGTCCCCTATCGCAATACGAGAAGGAACATAAAGAAAGCCGAAATAACTTCCTTTGAGACTGTAGACAACGGGAAGGTTTGGTTTCATGGTATTGATACGGATACCAAAGCAAAAGTCTGGTATCCTTTACATATATCCGAAAAATTAATTCAATAATAATCAGAAAGGAATAGATTCAATGAAACAGATAGAAATAGAAGTAGATTGGAATGATGGTGACTATGAAACGATTCGCAAAAAACTGAGCGATGATAAGTTAGATTATTTCAGACCATTGTTTCAGGCAATATCCAAGAAGGGTAAAAGACATAATTGGGTACAGGAAGAACGTGAGGGTTATCTTGGACCTTTGATAGATATGTATCCTGATATTCCCGAAGAAGTTCTAAATGAGTTTGATGAAATATTGAACTTATGTTCTGATGATTGTCGTGGATGGATACACACAATCTGTAGCATTCAGATTATTGAAATAAACGTTGTTGAAAATTTGGTATAATAATGACAATTTAAAAATGAATAAAGCAAGGATTTTTATTGAAAGCAATAGTGTAAGGCTATCCGAACATTCGGGTGATTACGAGGCTATATCTAAACATAATGCCTTAAAAGCACTTGAAATACAAGAAAAAGAATATGCCTGGCATGATTTAATCGCAAAACCGGATGATCTACCAGAAAACCGGGAAATCGTAGTAGTAAGGATAAAATTCGATATGTATCACTATGCCATTGCCACATATAGCCAAATTGATGGCATGTGGTATTTAAGGGAAGATGACGAATTCTACCAGACTGATAAGGCGATTATTAAATGGCAAAAAATTAACGAATAACTACAATAGAAAGGGACTTATTATGAAAATAGAAAACTTGGAACAAGCCACTGGTTTGGCTAACAAAATTAGAAATTTGGATTTATTGCTTTCAGGTAAGCAAGCAAATTGTTGGTTCTCTGTGACAAACAGAGATGGTGATGTTTATACTTTTAATGAAGATTGCTCTAAGAAAATACAGACTATTTTGGAAAAAGAAAGAGATAGACTGATAGTAGAATATAGTAGATTAGATAGAGAATAACTAATCAAGAAATGAAGCAATCAATCGAAGAAGTAGCGTACGATTATGCTACTCAAAAAACGAAATTCAGAAAAGAAGTTCTGAAAGAAGTAGATGCTGATAATTACGTTTCCCGTCACTCTGATTGTATGGAAGACTTTCAATGTGGTTATAACTGCCGAAAAGAAGAGTCTCCGTGGATAAGTGTAAAGGAACGGTTTCCGGAAGAACAACAACATGTTCTATTCATTTCAGAATGGAGAGGCATACATAGAGCCTATTATACTGGTCAATATAGGAAAGGCAAATGGGAAACGGAAGAACATATATTTAATACTACTTCTTTTTATGGAACCATTACCCACTGGATGTTAATACCGAAGTTTAACGAATAAAACTATACAGATATGTACCAAGACGAGAATGTTACCAAGCTGTCTAAAATATCCAGTGTTCCCTATGACCTAATCATAGAGATAACTAAAATAACAGTTTTATCATCTAATGATCTACTTGAATTTTATTCAATGAAAGGAAGGTTTCCAACAGTTGAAGAAATGAATGTGGCTTTCAAAGTCGGGTTCTCTGCATTATGTGAAATGGCTAAATTAATTAAAGACAAAATGGTAAATAAGAATAATTATGCTGTGTATAAAGAAGGTAGGCTTCGTTTGGTTGGCTTGATAATGTCTAATAGAGTAGTCCATGTTCCTGGATGGGGAACATTTGATCAAGGACTTTTTAATCTACCTGCATCGCAGGAAGATGCCGAAAAGTGCCAAACAACGATTAATAACAATGGAGAATATTATAATCATGAAGTGGGTTGTGTTGTTTCCAATGAGTTTGATATTGTAAAATGGAGAAATAATAGAGTAAATAAAAGACTATATGGATAATATTAGGCACTTATATACGACCTGACACCGTTTAGGTCAGTGATAACAAAAAGTAATAGCTCGTAGAAATACGGGCTTTTTTATTAACCTAATTCGATGAAAATGAAGATGATTGTAACCGGCAGTGCAGGCTTTATAGGTAAAGCGCTCTGCCAAGAATTAAGAAAACGTGCTGTTGAAGTAATCGAGATTGACCGTGTGACCGGGCAAGAGGCGTCCACCATCGGCGAATACCTGAAAGATGGAGATGTGGCTTGTGTTTTCCACCTGGCAGCGCAAACCAGTGTATTCAATGATGATTTAGTGCAGATCCGGAAAGATAACATTGATACTTTTATGATAGTCGCTGATGAATGTGAGCGATATCATGTGAAACTTGTATATGCAAGCTCTTCGACAGCTAACCTTTGCAACATCACTTCGATGTACGGAATAAGTAAGCATTTTGATGAGCAATACGCATCTATCTACTGTAAGAATGCAACTGGTGTTCGGCTTCATAATGTGTATGGTCCGAACCCTCGTAATAGAACTCTTCTCTGGTACCTGTTGAATCGGGATAAAGTGGAGCTGTACAATTACGGCCAGAACATCCGTTGCTTTACTTACATAGATGATGTGATTGAAGGACTTATCTATGCCGTTGGCTGCCATAAGCCTTTGATTAACATAGCAAATGTTGAACCGGTTACGGTACTGCATTTTGCCAATCTGGTAAACTACTACAAAAGCGTTGATATAGAGCTTGTTGGAGAAAAACGTGAATTTGACAATTTGGAGCAACAGGTGAATCAGGATATCTATTTAGTACCTTTGTCCTATATGCCAGTTGAGAGAGGCATAGAAAAGGTATTCGCCAGGCGGAGAAAGGAAGATCCTCAAAAAAATGCGGAGGCGGAGAAATAGAAAGTTCTGTAAATGAAAAGCCTTTCATAATTATTCCTACAGGTTGAGTAGCTTTGATTAGTTCTCTCTCTGTAGGAATTTATAATATGTGTAGCTATGAGTGAAGAGAAAGCATTAACATTGAAACAAGAGAAGTTCTGTCATTATTACGTTGACACAGACGGCAATGCAAGTGAGGCGTATCGTATGGCTTATGATACTTTGAACATGAAACCTGAAACGATTTGGAGTGCTGCAAGCAGACTCCTTAAAAATAGCAAGGTTAGTGCAAGGATAAATGAAATAAGGGATAAGAGGGCGAAAGAGTCTGAGGTTGAGCGTAAAACGGTCGAGAAGGTGTTAATGGATATTGTTCTCGCAGACCCTGATGATTTGCATTATATAGACCCGAAGACTGGAAAGGCTAAGCTGAGAAGTCCATCCCAGCTTTCAAAGCGTGCTCGTAATGCATTGAAGAAGATACAGAACAAACGGGGAGAGGTTACTTATGAATATCATGGTAAAACTGAGGCGGCCCGGTTACTTGGTGCCTGGAACGGATGGGACGCGCCTACTAAGATAGACCTTACCAATAGTGGAGGAAAATCCGGTGAGCTTCGCATTGGGTTCGATGATGATAGCGTATCAGAAGTATAGGACAATAAAATAGGCGATTTCGGTTGTTTCCCCATCTGTGGAGTCCGACTTATAGAACAATATAGAATGATCGTAAATTATAAAAAGCTCAATCCTAACGGCTTTTATCTGCTGAAGTACTTGCAAGATGCGACATTGCGTTTCATCATCTTGTATGGCGGTTCTTCGTCCGGAAAGTCCTATAGTGTTGCTCAGACAATACTTATACAGACTTTACAGGACGGTGAGAACACTTTAGTCATGCGTAAGGTTGGAGCTTCTATACAGAAAACCATCTATGAGGACTATAAAGTAGCGGCTAAAGGGTTGGGAACAGACCATCTCTTCAAATTCCAGCAGAACACAATTAAGTGTTTGTACAATGGTGCAAAGATTGACTTCTCCGGTCTTGATGATCCAGAGAAGATAAAGGGTATCTCTAACTACAAGCGTGTGCATCTCGAAGAATTATCCGAATTTGATGAACCGGATTTAAAGCAAATACGTAAGCGCCTACGTGGAAAAGTCGGCCAGCAAATTATCTGTACTTTCAACCCTGTTAGTGAAACGTGTTGGATAAAGAAGAAGTTGTTTGACACAGAGAAGTGGCATGATGTCTCTATGACTGTGGAAATTGCCGGGAAAGCATTGCCGGAGGAATTGACAAAAGTAAAATCCATCCGGATGAACTCGACGAAGTCGATTCTGAATCCGAGGACCAGGCAGATAGAAGAACATGCACCGGACATGGTTGTTATCCAATCCACCTACCTGAATAACTTCTGGGTTGTTGGCAGCCCGGACGGAACTTATGGATATTATGACGAACAATGTATTGCCGATTTTGAGAAAGACCGTTTAAATGATCCGGATTATTACAATGTATATGCTCTGGGCGAGTGGGGCGTCATTCGTACCGGTAGCGAGTTCTTTGGTTCATTTCATAGAGGTAGGCATTCCGGCGAGCATCCATATATACCATACCTCCCCATCCATATATCAGTCGATAATAATGTACTTCCATACATCAGCGTATCGTATTGGCAGGTGGACTTATCTGCCGGCATTAAGATATGGCAGTTCCATGAGACTTGCGCCGAGAGTCCCAACAATACCGTGAAGAAGTCTTCCAAACTTGTGGCCCAGTATTTAAAAGGCATTGGTTACTGTGACAAGGTCTATTTGCATGGAGATGCTTCGACGAAAGCGGCCAACAGCATTGATGACGAAAAACGTTCATGGATGGACTTGTTCATAGACACTTTGCAGAAAGAGGGGTTTGAAATCGAGGATAAGGTCGGTAACAAGAATCCAAGCGTAGCGATGACTGGTGAGTTTATCAATGCTATCTTTGACGAAATTGTGCCGGGCATCGAGATAGGTATTGATGAGAGCTGTACCGTTTCTATTGAAGATTATATGAGTGTGCAGAAAGACGCTAACGGTGCCATTCTCAAAACTAAGGTCAAGAATAAGACTACAATGCAGACCTATGAAGAACATGGGCACCTTTCAGATACGTTCCGTTATGTTGTGGCTGACTTATGTCATGAAGAGTACACCGCTTTCAGCAACAGGCGAAAGAGAAATCTCTACGGCAACAAGGGTGCTTTCTCGTACTTCAATCCAGGCACCGAACATGAATATAGCAACAAGATTGTCTATGTCATTCCGAATGTCAACGGACACTTCTTACTTGTTCAAGCGTTCAAGTGTGGTGAGAAATGGCACTTGGTTGATGTTGTTTACCGGCAGACATCTTCTATGGATGAAATCAAGTCTTCAATAAAACACCATCAAGCAAACCCTTACATCGTGGAATGTTCAAATGCTTACTTCCCAATGGTGAGAGAACTTCGTGAAACACTTCCTGACGTGAGGGTTGCTAAAGAATTCCCAGATGTGGATAAGCGTATTGCTGCTACCTCCGATTATATTAGAGAATACTTCCTGCTGTCCGAAAGCAAGCTTGAGGAATCTGAAGACTATTGTTGCTTTCTGAATAGCCTGTTAGACTATAATATTGATAGTGAAAACAAAGAAGCAAACATTGCTTTGAGTGGTTTGGCGTACTACATTATAAAATACCTCTCTTAAAAATGCCCTGTGTAACGAATTGATAATTAGTAATATATATACTATTATGTTCCTAATTGTATGTGTCAAGATGTTTTGATTCAGAAAAGCTGTATACTCTTCTATCTATATTTGCTTCAAAAGATAATCAGATGAGTTGGAACCTTTTTAAAAAGAAATCAGAGGATGATTTGAAAAATACGGCGGATAAAGAAAAAGAAATCCAGCCACAAGATACAGCAGTTCCTTCTGGAACTGTTGCCGGAGAATTTGTGGCTGAGGAACTTTTTGTTAATCCTTTTGTTTGTAGCCGCAATTTTCTTGAACTGTTCAACACTGTTCCAGAGGTATTTTTCCCTATTGATTATATAGCTTCCAGGATAGCAGGTGCCAAATTTGTACTTAAGAAAGCCAAAGATGATAGTATTGTTTGGAATAATGAAAAGGTCAATCATATCTTGAATAAGCCTAATTGTTTGTTTAGCTGGAAGGAAACTGTTTACTCTCATCATGTATACAAATTGTGTGTTGGCGATAGCTTTTTCAGAGCGGCTGTTCCGGAATCTTTCTTGAAAATCAAGAATCTGTGGCAATGGTGTTCCAATTATTGGGTATTGCCTGCTGATAAGGTAGAGATTGTTCCTGTACGTAACAATATTCCATTGTTTGGCATTGCTGAGATTGAAGAAATTGTAGATTACTATAATTTGAGTTTTGGCTTCAGCGCTGGTATTCATATTCCATCTAAACAGATATTACATGATCGTGAGGGTATTCCTAATTTGTATCCGGGAGTGGGTTTCTTACGTGGAACCAGTAGGCTAAAGTCTCAGCTAAAGCCCATAAGTAACCTTATTGCAGTTTATGATGCCAGAAATGTGATATATGTTAAACGTGGAGGTCTGGGATGGCTGATTTCTGCCAAAAAGGATGAAACAGGTACAATTGCAATGACTCCTGATGAGAAAAAAGAGATTTTGAAAGAGCATAACAAAACCTATGGAGTGGGAAAGGGGCAGTTTCCTTTTGGTATTTCAAATATTCCTTTGGATTTTCTTCGTACCAATTTGTCTATTCAAGAGTTACAGCCCTTTGAAGAGACATTAGCTGATGCAATTAGTATTGCCGGTGCTTTCGGTGTACCGGCCGAGCTTGTACCTCGTAAAGATCGCTCCACATTTAATAATCAGAAAACAGTTGAGAAGAACGTGTATAGCTCTATAATCATACCTATGTGTAGTCAGTTCTGCAAAGATATCACTGAATTCTTGGGGCTTGAATCCGATGGGCTTTATATCGACTGTGATTTCAGTCATGTCGATTGTCTGCAAGAAGGAAAGAAAGAGGCAGAAACGGTTAACACAAGTATCTCTAAGAGGTGTCGTGAAGAATTCCTTTCCGGTATTATCTGTTTGAATGACTGGAGAGCACAAATAGGAGAAAGTAAGGTTGAAATCCCGCTGTATAGTAAACTCATATACGAGATGTCACCTGACGAAATAGAGAAAGTTAAAACGATGTTGAACTTAACAACAAAAAGTGTAGATGGAGAATTACAAAAACCTTCTGTGCAAAACGAAGGCAAATGATGTTGATGAAAAAGGTGTTGTTACAGTAGCTGTTAATGGCATTGGTGTTAAGGATTCACAGGATGATATTTCAATGCCTGGTTCTTTCAATAAAACGTTGAAAGAGAATTTTAATCGTATGCGTTGGTTCTTAAACCATAGAACTGACCAGCTCTTGGGTGTTCCTCTTTCTGGTGAAGAAAAGGAAAATAATCTTGTGATGGTCGGGCAGATTAATCTCAAAAAACAGATGGGGCGCGACACTTTGGAAGATTACAAACTGTATGCTGAGAATGGTAGAACTCTTGAACATTCTATCGGTGTCAAAGCGATAAAGCGTGATGAGGTAGATCGAAGAAAAGTAAAAGAATGGTTCATGGGAGAATATTCGACTTTGACCGCATGGGGGAGTAATCCTCAAACGTTTCTGGTTGATATTAAATCTGCCACGAATGAGCAGGTAAAAGATGCTATAGAGTTTATACGGAAGTCCTTCCATTTCAGGTATTCTGACGAACGTTTAAATGCTTATGATATGCAACTAAATTTAATGCTAAAAGCGCTTAGTGGTGCTCCTATAGTAACTTGTCCACATTGTGGCTATGAGTTTAACTATGATGATGTTCCAGAAGTAACTTATTCTCAGCAGGTATTAGAGCTTGCTGCACAATATCACCGGTGGATTACTGAGGATATTGTCCGTGAGGAAATGAATAAGCTCACCCCGCAAATCCGGGAACAGGTTATTGCCATTCTTGACACACAGAAAATGCTGGATGTTAAGTCTATGGATAATATTTCGAATTATGTACGTTGCCCTCATTGCTGGGCAAGAGTCTATAAAAGTAATGCAGTTATCAAAGATGAGTCAACAGATACTTCACCTAAAGGTGGCAATGAGCCGTTGAATGACACTCAGACCCCGCCAGCAGGAGCCAATGAAGCAACTGTTGATACAGGGAAAGCCGCTGATACCAGCACTTTCTTCCATACTCTGAATGATTGCTTTGTCGAACAATAAATTGAAAAAAATTATGTCTTTAAAGAAATTTACTGTATCAGATTTTAATCTGAAAACTGACCATCTGCCGACTGAGCAGAAGTCGTTCATGGAAAACATCGCTGGTATGATGTGTGATGTCATGAACAAATCTCTTGAGGGTATGCTTTCCCCCAGTGAGGTGACTGAAAAGTTCACCGAAGTCAACAATCTGTTGAAAGCTTACGATGGTGAAAAGTTTACCCAACTTATCAAGGACAACGAAATCCTCGTTGAACAGGTTAAGAATCTGGGTGAAAGCATCGAGAAGATGAAACAGAAAGGCTTATCAATGGAGACTATCAACAAATTCGATGAAAAATTGAATGAGATGTTAGATTCTGAAAAGTTCGCTGATTTTGTTTCCGGCAAGACGCGCAAATCCGGTTCTTTTGATGGTTTCTCTTTGAAAGATGTTGTGTCTATGACCGACAATTATACCGGTGAATTGTTGATTACCCAACAGCAAAAGCGCGTAGTTAGCCAGGTTTCAAATAAACCGTTGCATATGCGCGACGTGCTTACTACTTTGCAGGGTGATCCGGCATTCCCTCAGTTGGCTTATGCCCAAGTGTATGATTTTGACCGTAACGCCAGGTATGTTACCGAGAATGGTAGATTGCCCGAATCGAGCATTAAGGTTAAGGAGCAACAGACTGGCACTAAACGTTTGGGTACACATATCCGCATTTCCAGACGTATGCTCAAGAGCCGTGTCTATATCCGCTCTTATATCCTGAATATGCTTCCTGAAGCTGTATGGATGGCGGAAGACTGGAACATCCTGTTCGGTGACGGCAATGGTGAAAATCTGCTTGGTATTGTTAATCATACAGGAGTTACTTCTGTAGAGGCCATCATCAGTAGTGCGATTGTGACTGGGGGCGCCGGTTCGGTTAAGGCTGTCGCAGGGCAAAATGACAACAAAGACACCATCATAGAGTTTGCCAATCCTCAAGACCTGATTATTGACGGTATGACAATCACGTTTGCCAATGCGGCAGTGAATACCGATCTTAGTACTGCACACCCTCTCGTAAAGATAAACGACCGTCAAATTCTCATTGAGGGTGTCGCATACAAAGGTGCAGAGACTGCTCTTGCAGAAATGACATTTACCGTTAATAATGCTGCGTTCAAGAACATCGAAGAGCCGAACTCTGAGGATGTTGTGAAAACGGCTTTCGCTGTAATGACATACGCACAGTATTATCCGAACGCCATAGTTTTGAATCCGATCACAGTCAATGCTATTGAATCTGAAAAAGACACTACCGGGCGAAACTTGGGTATTGTTTCAATGCGAAACGGTATGAAATACATCGCTGGACGTCCTGTCATTGAGTATCAGGGTATCATGCCTGGAAAATATTTGCTTGGAGACTTTAATCAGGCTTCAAACTTGGTTGATTATTCTTCATTGACTCTTGAATGGGCCGAAGATGTTGACACCAAGTTGTGTAACGAAGTTGTTTTGATTGCGCAAGAAGAAGTAATCTTCCCAGTTTACATGCCTTGGGCTTATGCTTACGGTAATCTTGCCTCTTTGAAAACTGCGATCACTAAAGCTAAATCGTAAAATATGAAGTACATTCTTGATGGAAACGAAAAGGATGTTACCAATGTGATTAAAGAACAACGCATTCGTATAGGTAGGGGATTGATTTCATTCACCCCTATCTCCGAATGTGCGCTTATCACTGAGGAAGACGCCCGTAAAGCGATGGATGAAAAGCAAACTGAACTTGCTACATTCATTGAAGAGAATGAGGACTTGAAATCGCAGATCTCAAGCTTTGAGCTGAACATGAAAGAGAAGGATGCTCTCATTGCTTCTCTGACTACTGAACGTGATGGTTTACAGGCTCGTATTTCGGAACTTGAAGCTGTTGCAGATAAAAAAGAGTTGCTTACAGGTGATTCGAAGGAACTCCCGGCTAAAGACTCTAAGACACTTGTTACGTCTGATGGTAAAACTATCAACGTAGAAGAGAAAAAGAGAGGGCGTCCGGCTACTCGTAAAACTGAATAACGATGCTAATTGATGTTTCATATTTCCTTGCCGGACCGCGGCATATTGCTAATGCGACATTGGCAGAACTTCCTTCATAGGATTCCATTGCTGTGAATGATACGATAGTGGCGTATATAAAGGAGTTCCAACCTCTTTTTCTGTCAAGCATGTTGGGGAATAAACTATCCAAAGAGGTAACAGACTATCTTGAATTGCTGGAACAGGAGAATGCCGAAGCCGAGGAAGATAGTGAGGAAGAATCAAAGTATGAATCATTATGCAAGCTGCTACGCGAACCGTTCGCTAACTATGTGTTCTTCTATATCTTGCGTGATGCGAATACACAGGCTACCATTAAGGGGCTTGTGTTGCTAAAGTGTGATAATACTTACGTTTCCCCGATCCAACGGCAAGTAAGTATCTGGAATGACATGGTGAAGAAGAACCGTGAGTTTGTGAAGTGGGCATCTTCGAAGCAATGTCCTTTCACGGTAAGTATCGACAGCAATTTATTAACTCCGATCAATACTTTCAACTTATGACAAATACCGATATCATAGACATATTCGTTGATGTGGTGAAGAAGATCCCGGAAGAGCTTGAGGTGATCTATACCGATAGTAAAGGTACCCGGAAGGTTATTAAGAACCTGCCAATAAATTTTGTATTCGGAAACGGTCAGTATGTTAAAGACGTACTTGATACCGCTACTAAATCGGATAAGACGACACCTTCAAAGTTTCCTCTCATAGCGCTGTTCTGTCCGATTACTGAGGAAAGGAACAACACGGATTACTTTGCAAAGGCAAAAGTTTCATTAGTCATAGCTTGCTCATCCAACCGTGAGTGGAGCAATGAGGAACGTCATATCACATCTTTCAAGAATATTCTTCGTCCGATTTACAACCGATTGATAACTGTTCTTCTGGAAGATGAAAGGTTTGATTGGGGGTATGAAGACAAGGTCAAACATGGTTATTCAGAAAACTATTCGTATGGCAGATATGGAGTCTACACTGAGAAGGGCGATGCCCTTAGTGAGACTATAGACGCCATCAATATCAAAAGTATGGAAATTACTATTAACAATCCAAATTGTAGATAAAATGAGAAATATTAGAACTTGTGAGAGCTCGTTGCTTAATACTGGCGGCTCTACGTGTCAGATTGATTGGGGTAGGGTTAAAGGCTGCATCATTGTTGAGAAAGGCCAGAAGCTATCTGCTGAACTTACGAAGGAAACACTCGAAGAGTTGTGCCATGCCGACCGGCCGGTGCGGGTATATCCGATTCCTTCCTTTGTCGAATATGCTAAAAATGGCGGTGAACCTCAGGTTAATGCTGTGGGTTATGGTCCAAGCCAATACAATGGAATGAGCGCAGAAACGGAAACATTCACTTTGCCTAAGTTTGACGAAACGCTTAATGCCAAACTGTTACAGGCTGCCACCAAAGAGTGGGATGTCTATTTCTACGACGATAAATTCTTGTATGGCTACAATGATGGCACTGATATACTCGCTGGTATGTCGATGTCAACGATTTATCCTACTGCAACTCCCTTCTCCACTAGCTCCTCAAAATCCACTATGACAGTCAGCTTCTGTCATACGGATATTGAGGATTTGTTGACGCACATTGATTTCGTCAAGCTTAATTTCAATATCAAGAATGGGCTCAAAGGCTTGACAGAAGTTTTACTTGTGAGTAAAGAAGCCAACAAATACAAGCTTATTGAGAAAATCGGCGGGTATGACCTTACTCCTTTGCACGGTGAAGCAATAGCAAAAGCCGCTGCCGAAGTTCTGGACGGTGCTACATCGGCTACTTATGCAGATGGAATTCTTACAGTGGTGCCAGTCGGTGACGGAGGCACTATCTCCCTTAAAGCTCCTTCTGTATTGTATGAGAATGGTATCAAATACATTGAGGGGGTATCAGCATGATCATTGAAGGTGTGACTTTTATTGAGCCGGCAATAAAGGCTATGAAGAAGTCCGACTTCATTAATAAGCATATGCCGGTGATTTGGCAGGACCGCCCGGAGGATGATCGTAAGAAAATGCTGTCTGATGCATACGATCTGATAAAGAAAGGAAAGGTCAAGGAAGAAAATGAGTGATGAACGAGGGGGATGAGGGATTTTTCGCATCCCCCTTTTCTTTTAAAAGGTATGGCCAGTATAGATGAAGTATATGAAGTGATCCACAAGATTAATACCGGTATCAAAAGAGAATGCCTTGCGTGCATGGAGGATAACAGTAATGTTGTCGAGTCTTTGGTACGTGAACAGCTTTACAGTGGTATGAACGGAAAAGAACGTTTGCTTCGTCCGGATTATGATAATGATCCGTATTTCAATGAACCGGGCCCCTGGTTCCACCGAGCGAAGAGCTATAAGAAGTGGAAGAATGATATTACTCCACCAATTGAGTCAGAGGTTCTGTTCCTACCACCGCGTCCGGTTGAAGTCCCCAACTTGTACATAACTGGTAAGTTCCATGATAGCATACAGGCCCGGTTATCCGGTGAGGTCATGGAGATAAAGACTATTGGTTTCAACGAAGGCCCGGACATTGAGAAGAAGTACGGTAGTGAAATCTTTGAACTTGGTGATACTGCAAAGAAATACTTCTCTGAGCATATTCTTCGTCCCTGGCTGGAAAAGTTTATATCAAATAGTGGTTACAGATGAGTTGCGGTTGTGATAATAAAAAGATTATGTGCGAGTATGCTCATGTGAGCGAACTTGCACGCAAGGCTGCCATGTTAGAACAGTGCATCTATGCAGTGTATAAAAGACGGGATGGTACGTATGGTTTCGATAAGGCGAGTAATGAGATAGATGGTGAAATTGTAGAATTTAGACATTATTTGTGATGGGAGAATTTGGAATAAGTGGATTAATAAAAGAGGGTGAACTTGAAAAGCTTGAGCAATGTGATGTCAAGTTGATTAAGATAAAGAATACTTATGTCGATGTGGCAAAAGAGCTTGCTAAGGGGCTGAAAATGGAGATAGAGACACCTAAAGAGCTTGATAAGTTGTTTGCACTGTATGCGGCTCAGACCAAAAAAGCTCAGGAAGCCAATGATCAGTTGAATGAGACGGTAAAAAAGCAGGAAGAAATTATTTCCAGAGTTAATGAAAGTATTAGTGAGCATATCGTTGAGTTGGGTAAAGAGAATGCCAAAAAACGCGAGGTTTACCAGACTGACAAGAATGCACTTGCCATTGCTTTGGACATAGTCGGTGCCAGGGGGCAGAATATTGAGAGCCTGGTTAGAATCAATGCTGAACTGAAAACGGTTACTGAGGCACAAAAACAACTTAATGATGCGGAAAAGAAAGGAACGCTCGCCAGCGATGAGTTGCTGAAAAGAAGACAATCGCTTTTAGAAAGAGAAAGGACGCTGAAAACGGCTAAAAGCGAACTTAACAATATCCTTTCAAGAGAGGAAAAACTTTCTCAGGCCGCTGCCGGCAGTTATGACCAGTTATCGCATAGGCTGGAACTGATGAAAAGGGCTTATAAGCAAATGAACCAGGTTGAGAAAGACAGCCCTAATGGTAAAATTCTTGCCGCTGAAATACAGAAGGCTGATAAGCATCTGAAAGAGCTTGCGGCTGATATGGGAGAGTTTCAGCGCAATGTTGGTAATTACGCTTCGGCATTGGACAGTGAGTATGCTCCTGCCATAAAGAATGCGTTGGGCTTGAATAATAAATTTGCAGATTCATTGCTTAATATGGCGGCTGAAGCCGATAAGGGGAATTTCTTTGATATCTTGTCTGTAAAGGCAAAGGCATTTGGCAACACTTTACTTGCTTTACTTAAAAATCCGGTTTTCCTGTCTGTTGCAGGAATGGCTGCTGCCGGTGCTGTTTTTAAGTTCTGGTATGACTATAATAAAGGGCTTGTGGAAGCCTCACGGCTGACCTCGCAGTTTACCGGGCTTCAAGGGGAAGAGATGAAGCATTATCGGAATGAGGTTCAGGCTCTTTCCGATACATATGATAAAGACTTCAAGGAAACTCTGATTGCTGTCAATGCCGTTTCCAAACAGTTTGGCATAGGTAACGCGGAAGCCCTTCAACTTGTCCGTGACGGTTTTATAGCCGGAGCTGATGCTAATGGTCAGTTTTTGGATAATCTAAAGGAATATCCGGCATATTTTAAAGAAGCGGGGCTTTCCGCCAGCCAATTCATTGCCATTACTACGCAGGCTAACCAGTCCGGTATTTATTCGGATAAAGGGATTGATGTCATTAAAGAGGGAAATCTCCGTATCAGGGAGATGACTACTGCGACAGCGGATGCTCTTGATAGTATTGGTATCTCTTCAAAAGAAGTAATGGAAGGATTACGCAAGGGTGAGCTGACAACATTTGAAGTAATGCAGAAAGTATCAGAAAAGCTGAATGATTTACCTGAGAATAGCTCTGCGGTCGGTACCGCCATTGCAGATATATTTGGCGGACCGGGTGAGGATGCTGGTCTTCAATACCTGTGTACCTTGAAAGATATTACCACGAGCTTGGATGATGTGAAAGGGAAAGCTGGTGAGCTTGGAAAGGTACAGGAAGAACTGTTAAGGTCAGAGACGGAACTGGATAATGCCGTTTCAGACTTATTTGACTCTACAGGCGGTTTCTTTGAAATTATGACGGCAAAAGGAAAAATCTTTATTAATGATGTTTTAAAGGGTATTCTGAACGAAATACAGGGAATCACCACCTCTGTTGAGGAGCTGGGAGAGAAGAGGTTACGGCAAGCCAAACTTCAAGGTGAGGAAGCAGCTAAAATAGACATACAGTGGCAGGAAGAAAACAGGAAGCAGATTGAGCGTACGGCTGAACTTTATATAAAAAACGGTATGGATGAAACGAAAGCCTACCAAAAGGCCAAAGATGAACGGTTGGCTGTCTTGAGACGTTCGGTTGCCATTGAAGAGGATGAACTGAACAGTTATGTGGAAATCAACAAGCGGTTGAACAGGGAATTTGCGGATAGAAGTTTCTGGAAACAAGGCTTGGGGCTGGAAAGGACGAATACGGAATTTCGCGATGAGATAAACCAGACATTTGATCTTATTGAATTCCGGACCGCTTCTCTTGCCTCTGCGAATTACAAAATTGACTTTATTTCCGATATGGATTTCGGAGCTAAATCCGATGTAAAATCCGGGAAGACCAAGGATCAGATAAAGGCCGAGGAGGAAGCTGCCCGGAAAGCCCTGGAGATACGGCGTGAGTTAGAGGAGTCCAAGATAGAAATAATGGATGATGGCTTGGAAAAGGAACTTGCTAAAATAGAACTATCCTATCAAAAGCGGGTTGATGCTATAAAAGGCAATGGCACTGCTGAAAATACTCTGAGGATTAATCTTGAAAAACTTAAAGTTAAGGCTTTAGCGGAATATGAAGAAGAGTATATTCACCGATTCGAGAAGGTGAATATAGAAAACCGATTATCAGCGGTAGAAAAAGGCAGTAAGGAAGAGCTTGACTTAAGAATGCGTCTTCTTGATGTTGGGGAAGAAGAAGAGAAGAAGGCTGCTGAATCCAGTGGCGAGGATGTCTTTCTTATAGAACAGAAATACGTTCGGAAACGACAGGAATTGAATGAAAGGTTTGCTTCTGAGAGGAATAAAAAGCTTGAAGATGAGTATGCTTCGAGAACTGTATTGATTAATGCAGCAATGGCCAAGGAACTTGATGAAATTGCAGAGCTGTATAAAATAGGTGAAATGAACACTGAAACCTATGAAAAAAGGAAATCGGAAATCTCCCAAAAATATATGTTGCAACAGTTGAAAGATACCTTGAAGTTGGCTAAGATAATGGCTGATACTCCAGGACTTTCTCCTGAAGACAAATTGAAAATAAAGGAAAAGGTTGCTAATGCTGAGATAGCATTAGCTAATGCGGTACGTGACGCAGAGGAGGATTCCATAAAAGATGCTGAGAAGGAACACAAGAAATATCTGGCTGAACTTAAGGACAGTCTTGGTTATATAAATGATATAACAAGAGGTGCTCTTGGCGATACGGCTGATATATTCACTGGCTTATCTAAAATCATACAAGATATCGCTGAGGATGGTAAGCTGAGTTTTGAAATGTTGGCATCTGCTGTTATAGACGTGTTCAGTGGCATTAATGATATAGTTCAGAATAGCTACGGTGTACGAATTGAAAAGATAGAAGAGGAACAAGATGCTAATGATGAGGCATGCGACCGGGATATTGAACGTATAGAGAGATTGGCAGAGACTGGTGCTATTTCGGAGGAAGAAGCTGAGGCTCGTAAACGCGCTGCGGAGGAAAAAACTGCTGCAAAAAATAGAGAACTTGAGAAGAAAAAACAGGATCTTGCCAGAAAGCAGGCTATTTGGGATAAAGCTACAAGTATTGCACAAGCTGGTATCGCCACAGCGTTAGCGATTACTAAATCATTGCCTAATTTTGTGTTAGCTGCCATTGTCGGAGCAATGGGAGCTATTCAAGTTGCCACTATTGCCGCTACCCCTATACCATCATACGCAGAGGGTACGAAAGACGGTGCTCATCCTGGGGGAAAAGCTCTCGTAGGTGATGCCGGCAAACGTGAAGTTGTAATGTATAAGGGGATGGCATGGATTACTCCTGATACCCCTATGCTTGTAGATCTTCCGAAAGGTGCTCAGGTCTTTCCTGATGTCGATGATTTCGGTTCCCTTGACTGGCAGAATAATAGTTTTGCTCCGATGTTCTCTTTCCTTCGTAACAGTGAAAAGGGTGGGGCTGGCACTACTGTTTATAACGACTATTCCGGTCTTGAACGCCGGATGGATATGACGAACAACCTGTTGGTACAGTCTATCAAACAACGTAGGAGAGAGGCTTATAAAAGAGAATTTGACTTATACATATTGAGAAATTCATGAAAACAAGATTGAATGAAATATCATTAGCGCAGTTTATAGAACTGCTGTGTGGCAATTACTGTTTGCTATTAGATGATGGTGATCAAGTTAACAAAGAAGAGCTTGAAAGATGCGCTCATTCTCTTATCGCATCATATCGCTTTATTGCCGATAAATCAGGAATGAGAGCTTTTATTGCGAAAAAAGAAGAAGCGATAAAATGTAAAATGAAAGTCTTCTTTCTCCGGATATGTACCACTCTTGTTATGCAACAGGCGTATGAGGATATACGTTCCTTACTTGCCATGATTGATGAGGATGTTTCCGGTGTGAGCGATGACAACCTCAAAGATAGAGTTGCTGATTTGCTGAGATATGCTACCTTTGAACAGCATCGTAATGAGGAAGTAAATGCAGATCCGGAGAAAACTAAAGAGAAGTCTTCGCCAGATGATATACGTTCTTATTATGACTCAGAAATTGCATTTATTATGACATACATCAAAATGCACATTGATATGCATCAGATTAATGCTGCTGTGTATGCCAATATTGTAAACCAGGTGAATGTTGACATAATGAATAAGAGGGGAACATTTAGATAGCATAAATATTTTTTTTAATGCTATCGGACTTTTGATGAACTCATTAGTAATTCTTTTTACGAACTACTAATGAGTTTTCTTATGCAAAAAACAAGCATTAAATGCGGCATTGACCATTTAGGTTATTGCAAGCTGTTACAAAAACTAAACTCTATTGAGAGTAAATGTAATCGGATAATTCTTGAATTGTCCGAAGTAAAGGACCTTGTTTCCTCCAAACCTTCTGTTGATAGACTCATAGAGTCTTTGGAGCAGTCTGCCAATGATTTATACGAGCAGAGTGTCAGACAGCGAGAATTTGTAGAACAAAGCATGGCTGGTGAAGTTACCATGCGCATTGTGAGGAGGAATGAATATGGACTTTGAGAAGGAAATTGCTTTGATCTATCCCTGGATCGTAAAGGTTGCAAGAAAGTATTGTTGGTCTATACAAGATGCCGAGGATCTTGCAAATGATACAGTTTATAAAGCCTTGCTGAACAAAGACAAGTTCGAGAATGGCAGACCATTGAAACCCTGGTGCGAAGTGATTATGCAAAATACTTACATAACCAGCTATAACCGAAAGTCCATCATTCGCTTTGTTGACTATGATGATGTCTGTCAAGTTGTGTCTCTACGCTTGGCATCAGAAAGGACTTTATTCCATGAAATCTTATCGGTAATCCGGCGATGTGCCTTCAAATCATGTTGTATAGAGTGTGTCTTATTATATGCTAAGGGGTATTCTTATGACGAGATAAGCCAGTTAGTTAATATTCCCGTTACAACAGTGCGCAGTCGCATATCTTTTGGCAGGGAATTATTGAGGCGGGAACTTGGCTGAGTTAAATACCGTTTATGTGATGCAAATGGCTATTAATCAGATTGCTAATTACGCTCAAAAACGTTATCTTTATAGTAAATAATAATCAAAGAATTTATAATTATGGATGTATTAGAATACTATACAATGAGAAAAGAAAAGAGTACACAAGATATTTCAACTCTTATTGCAGAAGTCAAAACAGCACTTACTGATGCTCAAGTATATCTTGATAATCATTCTGATGAGATTAATAAAATCACCGAGATAAAGCTGCTTGCTAATCGGTTGAATAGCTGTCTATCTAAGATAGATTCAGAATCTGCCAAGCTCGAAACATTAAAAGAAGTTTGCCTCTCTTTATCTTTAGAGAGAGGCGGCAAGTAAATTCCCCCTTTAATTTGTGCCTGTTGTAATGTGTTGATTATAACTTGATTGTATCGTTTTTGTCACAATTATATAATGTCAAGATAAATGCTAACCTATTTGTCGGTTAGCATTTTCTATATATTCGCTGCAAAGGAAAATGTATGAACAGATATATTCTAATCATCAATGGTACGGCTCATATTATTAATGAGGATTGCATTAGTAATTGGGATGAGATTAATATCTCACTGAAACGAAATGATTTCAGTGGGATTATCCGTTCATTCAGTTCAAAGTTTGAGTTTGCCGGGAAAGCATATAACCTTTTACTTAATGAATACCGGACCAACTATTTGAACGCTAATGCTCAGATAGAGATATATACTATTGATAACGATAGGAGCAAGAAGTATCTCTTCGGTAGTTATCTGGATTTCGGTTCATTGGAATATGATGATAGCATTGTATATATCAATGCAATAGATAGTACTCTTGCAGCTAAGATTAAGGCAAAGAAGAGCACTCAGTATGAGTACCTTGTAAGTGAATTAAAGGAAGAAAAGGCTCTCAATTATGATCGTTTGTTGATGCTGAATACATTTAACTTCGACATTGATAACGATGAATATATATATCCTTCTGGTACGTCTCAAGCTAATACGAATATTGATGTCTATGTTGTAGATACTAATCCTGAAGTGTATGTCGGTGATTTTATAACACCATACCATGAATCGGATGGTGCCTATTATGGCAATACCAAAGGAGTTTTCATGAAACTGCTTGCTTTACCTCCACACGGCTTATACATGGATTTGAGTTGTGATATTACCATTTCATCCGGTACTGGATCGTTTCAAGTTGAATATCAAAAAATGGTTGGTGGAGTACCTTCAGTGGGTTCTGTTAATGGTTCACATACAAGTGGTCTTAAAGCTGGAAGCGTGTATCATTATAATGAGAAAGGGCTTGTCTTGGTAGATTCGGCAAAGAATGAATCAGGGAAAATAGGTATGGTTTATAGAATCTACCTCAATACTGAAGCCGGGGTAAGAATCAAGATTGAGAATTTTAAGATGTCTGTCTATTACATGGCAAAAATGCAATCAGAACGTATTGATGTCATAAAGCCCGATGTGCTTCTTAACCGCTTATTGAAGAGCATAAATGAAGAAAATGAGGGCTATGTAGGCGAAATAGAATATCAGGATGATACTCGGCTGGCCTCCACTGTGATAATGGCGGCAGAGAGCGCCAGAGGATTGGACGGGGCTAAAATATATACTTCATTCAAGAATTTCTCAGATTGGATGGAGGTTGTCTACGGCTATGTACCGGATATTGCTGAAAATAAAGTCGTTTTTAAGAAGCGCACTTCTTTGTTTCATTCTGAAGTACAAAAGCGCATAAGCTATACTGGAATGGATTTTAAGGTAAAAGTGAACTCATCACTTATTTACTCTTTACTGAGAGTTGGTTACGATAAACAAGACTATGACAGCATTAACGGGCGAGATGAGTTCCATTTTACGAACGAGTATGACACTGGGATAACCATTACGGATAAGGCCCTTGAATTGATAAGCCCTCTCCGTGCTGATCCTTACGGAATAGAATTTTTGGTAAGCAAGCGTGGCAAAGATACAACTGATAATGAGAGTGACAATGATACTTTCTTTGTTGGGGCCCATTTGAAAGAAAACGCTGAATCTTATGAGCTTGTACGAGAAGGGTATAAAGTATCTGGAATAATTTCATCATCAACCATGTTCAATGCCATGTTCTCACCTCGTTCTATCATCGAGGCTAATAAGGAATACATCGGTTCATTTGTCAAGTCATTACGTTTTGCTTCTTCATCAGGTAACAGTGATATTCGGATTAATGATGTTGCCGAGAACTCGGATATAGAACTAACAGATCCTTTGTTTACCGTGAGCACTCTGAGTATTAGTACGGCTGATGGTGGAATACCATCGGATGTGAATGCACTCGTCGAAGTTGATAGGAATAGCCTATTATATACTTGCTTCATAAACGAGCTAAAATACAAGATTGGACACTATGAAGGGGTTGAATATAATCTGCAAATTAAAAGTATTGGTTAGTTATGATAAAGATATCACCATTTACTCCACTATTCTTTAGCCCGTCCTCTGATAAATTCGGGGCTGATAGTAAGTATGTGCAGTTGTTTTCTCCGGAAGATAACATACTCATACAAGTTCTCACTACGACTGAATACAAAATGGATGGCCGCCTGAAAAATCATGTTGATGGTTCGATTCAGGATATAGAGTTTCAATCTTTCTCATTGAAGGATGATACCACTGTATTTTATTCAACTATTACAGGGCTTGCTCCCGGATATTATTCTGTTACCGTAGGCGAACAAGAATGTGATGTGTTCAAGGTGACGAATGATGAGAAAGAGTTATCTAAGACTACTCTTATCCGCTATTCCATGCGTAGCAACAAGCAGCGTAATGACTGTGTGTTCTGGAATGGGGAAGACCAGTTCTATTTTGAGTTCCGGGCGCCGGGCGGTTTCAAAGACGATGATTGGACATTTGCCGTCAACAATGAGCAGTTTGAAATATCGAATGGAAATATCGTCGAACTATTCGCTATTGAGAGTACCCAGAAGAAGTTTACTCTTGGAAATGCCGAGGGATGTCCTGTCTGGTTTGCAGAGCACCTGAATCGGATACTGTGTTGCTCGAACGTGTATTTCAATGGTGTGCGATTTGTCCGTAAGGGTAATAGTGTGCCGGAAATGACTCAGGAAATTGTGTCATTGAAGAGCTATATTTTCAAGGTGTCTTTACAGGGTATGGTTGACAATATAGATGTTGATTTCCCTGAAGGTGGTGAAGAAGAAGGTGGTGAAACTGGGGGAGGCGGGGAGGGGTATGTTTATTTGATAAAGCTCAATGACACTGTTGTTCCTACTGATAGGAATACCTTTTCTGCATTGAGAATACTTGCCGAGATTGATAAGGCGATTAAGACAAACAATGAGGGTTTAGTAGATAAGTTTATTAGCAAAAAGAATGATGATTATGCTGAAGGCATAATCACCTTCTTAAAAGACATCATAGTAAAAGGGCCTATTAAGGCTTTGAGTAAATTAACGGTAGGCGAAAGCATCATCGATTCATTGATTGCGGGCAAGGGCATAATCGCAGAAGATGGACGAATTCAGGCTGACCGCATGGAGTTGCGGTCATCGCTGACCGTTTTAGAACTTATCTTCAACCGGCATTCTGCTATGGAAAGTGACTATTTCTTTTCCGAAGCAGGTACAATTGAAAGCGTCGAATTGCTGGAAGATGGCACCTACAGGTTACCTCTCCGTAAACAATGGGAGAATGATTTTACAGCTTTGGATGAAAATGATGTCGTTTATGGAGTAGTGAATAACCTCGCTTCAGGTACCGGAGATTATTACACCTCTTGGCTGCGTGTCCTGAATGTGAACACAGTGGCCAATACTATTATTGCCGTCATGTACCCGGATGATGAAGTGCCGGGCGGCAAGAACTATCCGCCGGAACCGCTGATGATTCTTTCTCACCGTGGCAATCCGGTGAATGAAGACCGCCAGGCATATTGGTACTTGTCTTCCCGTGAGAAATGTATCTGCATGCTCGATGGGGTTACGAAACCTATATTGGAAGAAAACAACTATGCCATTATCATAGGCAAGCTGAAGCAATTATCTCTGTTTGACAACCTACCTATAAATTATCGGCATAGCTATATCTATTGTCGGGGTATTGCTATTCAGGACTTGTTACGCTTAGGCTATCAGGGTACACCGGTTCGCTCGGAGAATAATCGGGGGCCGTGGTCGGCTGAGGATGCAGTGAACGATCCCTACCAGTCCACGCAGGAAGTATTCGATGCAGTCTATCATGTTGGCTGCAAATGGATGTGTCTGGTTACCGGAACCATGCAGGAACCTAAATGGAATGCGACCGACTGGGCGATGATTGAGGGTAATTCAGAACTAACCCTTGAGTTCTCTTCCAATAACGGTTATAACTTCTTTGCCGGTAAGGTCGATGCGGAATTTACCCCTATTGTGTATTGGGGTTACAATGATATATCTGAGGATGTGTTGCCCGGTGATTGGTCATGGACCCGTGATAGCGGCCAGGTGACGGAAGATAACGCCTGGTCGGTCGCTCATGCCAATAACGGCCGTATTCTTCATTTGACGAATGAAGATATGCCAAATAATTGGGGAGCTACGAGAAAAGTGAAATTCACCTGTACGGCATACGTTCGCGATGGTGCCGGGAGTACTAATGTCGAAAACAGCATAATTGTATGAAAATTAAAACCGTGGTTCAACCGCAGCCGGTCAGAACCAGTTATACGCCTCTGAAGGCGAGCTTTGGAATTGTAATAGATGGTGGAGGTAGCAAGACACAGTTCTACTATACCAATGCCAATACGTACATTCCTAACCGTGCCGTAACCCCAATGAAGCTGAGGTCGTTCCTCAATATTGTGGACCCTGATAAGATTATCAGCAACGGGGATAAAAGTAGTCAGCTGACTGTTACCTGGTATGAAAACAGTGAGAGTAACCAGATAACTTCGGAGAATAGTAATTATATTCTGAATGCCGACGGTACATTGCTTGTGAAGAAGAATGTAATCCCGACGGCTCCGGTGCAGATTCTTTGCCGGGCTACTTTCATTGATACCAGGAATAACAATACTCTCGTGTATAATGATACATTCACTCTGAACTCTATACAGAAGAGTGATGACCAGCTTTCACTGAGTATCAATCAGCCTTCCAAGATCACCTATAATCCTTTGAAGGATAGTCAGTACATAGATATAACAGCAACCTTAAAAATGGGCAGCGAGACGGTTGCGGATGCCAACGTTGCATATTGGTGGTATAAGGTTGTGAATGGTGAAGAGACTTTGATCGACTCTTCCGACCTGAACATCGAGTATGTGACCGGACAAGGTACAAAGACATTGCGTATCGATGTCGACAATACATATCTGAGCGTCATCCGTTGCCGTGCAGCCTATTATACCGGAACCAAGCCTTCGGCACCTGCGGATGATACCCTGATGGCTGAGACGGCCATTGTTTATAAGATTCCACCGATCAGGGCATTTGTCTACAGTCCGAACGGCAGCATTATCCGTAAGGGAATGGCCAATATGACTTTTTATGTGAAGATACTGACGAACAAAGAGGAGCTGACAACGGAACAGATCAATAAATACTTTTTTGTGAAGTGGTTTAAGAAGTCATCCGCTGCCGGTGCGACAGCTACGGAAATCGGACACGGTAGTTCGATATCGGTTACAGCCGACAGCTTACGCCTGAGTGGTGGCTTGCAAATGTCGGTTTACCCGGAAGTCTATGAGATCGGTCCTTATACGGTGCTTACTACCAAGAGTGGTGATCCTATCCGTACAGGTTCCAATGAAGTAATAATAGCCAGAGGCTAACAATTTAATTTATATGGTATGAGAGAAATGAAGTATTTGAAAGTTTCCGCCGATATCGCTCGGCGTGCGGGTGTGATCGCTGTCCGTCATCGGACTGCTGACGGTGATTTTATCGTTAACGAGAGTGACCTTCGTATGGTGAGGTTCGAACCTGAGGAATATGTGAGGGGTATTGCCGGGCAGGTTCTGACAGAACAGGAAGCTGCCAGGCTAATTGAAGCAGGTGGAAATCAAATTGGAGAGGAGGTACAGAATGAAGAAAGTAATGAATTACCTGTTGAGGATTCTTTGCCGGTTCAGGATAGTGATAAAGAATCTGTGGCAGAAGACAGCCCAATTAACGGAGAGGAGGTACAGGATGAGTGATGTTGCGGGTTCTTTTTGTATCGGTATGATTATTGACGGGGATAGCGCACAAGGGAATATTCGATCTACGAAGCCGCTTGTACAGATGTATCAGAAGGATACAGGTAAATGTGTACCGGACTGGAGTGTGGCGGCCAACCAGCCTGTCATCTATCCGGTCATGCGCTCAGGCAATGAAAATGTGATCAAGCCGATTGTGTCCGGAACGGAAAAGTGGCATTATAACAATACGCCTATAACGTTCAACGCTTCCGGATTGGCTACCGCTCCGGCTGCGGTAGCCGGTAAGATGCAGACCACTACTTACAATAATGGTTCTGTGAATGTACCGGCATTGAAAATAGTGGGCAATTTGGCCAGTGCCTCCAACATGGATGCGGACACCATCCGCATGGACGGAGAGATTGAAGCTTCCGGACATAATCTTGGCTATACTTCCGAGATACCGCTTGCCATCTCGGAGTTTAGCAACTCCGCCTATTACGGTTTCCTGTATCCTTCCGATGGCGGTATTATTGATGGTGATACAGCTACCGTTAAAGTGACTCAGGAACTCTACAAGGGTGGCTCATTGGTGCCTCAGAGCAACTATTCCTTAAAATGGTACAAGATGCCGTCAACTACAGCATGGTCAACGGCCAACAGTGTTTCATTGGTAGCGGATGATGTCGATTCCAAGCTAAGTGTAAGGGCTGAATTTATCATCGGTGGTGAGGTGGTTGCTACTGCCATTTGCGAGGTGAGCGATGAGACTGATCCGTTATTCCTGGCAATAAACTACAGTGGTCCGACGATGCTTACCAGTAGCGGTACTACCAGTGAGGTTACAGCTACTTACAAAGTAAAGCGGGTAGGAACTGGGGAGGAAGTGAGCGGGTTTACGTTCAAGACTTCTTTCACGAAGGCTGACGGTACGGCTTTTACTCCGGCCAATGCACCCACTACAACCGGCTGTAAACTTACTTATACTGATGTGAAGGGTGCAGGTGGTAATATAACAGGCTATGTACAAGGAACTAAATCTTGAGTTGTTATGGCAAAGAAACAGTTAGTTGCATCAACTTTTAGTGTTACGGCGGCTCCTGAAGATGGTGCGAAAGGGTCTCGGGGCCAGCTGCCTTATCCGGCAGGCGAATATGATCTACATACTTCTTATATATGTACAGATATGGTTGCTCCTTATGTACTATATAATGGCATCTATTATGTGATGAATCAGATCACTACCTGGGTAGGTCAAGGTGTTCCATCGAACATAAATAACCCTCAAAAGGATTATGCGGTGAACGGCACAAAAGCCACCTGGATACCTTTTGAAAATTACAAGGCTATCTACGTAGAGATATTGATGGCTAACTTTGCGAAATTGGCGAGCGCTGTCTTTTCAGGAGATTACATGTTTTCACAGCAGGGGGTTGACGCTGACGGAAATCCGACATCGAATTATGAAGAATTTAATACGGGGAATTTTACTCCTAATCTGCTTTTGGATTTTGCCACAGGTTCGTTTGCTGGTAATACTGTCAAGGTGAATGGGGGTGTTTTCAAGAACATCCGTTCTCCGAATGATTCTTTTAAGATTGATGAAGAGGGAAATGTGGAGATTATAGGTAAGATTTCAACCTCGCTGAATGGTACCCGTATAGAGATTGCTCCGGAAAGCAACAGCATAAAATTGTATAACCAATATGATAATGAAGTTGGAGATATTAGTTTCTTAGAAGAAGATTATCAAGAATCAAAAATCTATTATCCTCGTATTAGGTTACGTAGATATCGGGATAATAGATTAATTAATCAAGCTATAATAGGAGACAGAAATGTACAATTCCTTGTAGACACCGGTTCTGCCTCTTATTCGTGTATTCTTGATCCTATTTATGGGTTGACGTTTTATCAGGGGAATGCACCAATGAAAAATTATCCGGCAAGTTAAGCAAAGCCCTGCTTTATCAATTGGTAAAGTGGTTTGAAAGTAATTTAATTGATTGAATAAAATTAAACAAAACGAGATTATAAATTGAATGTTGAATTTGGGCGTTTTTCACTATAGTTTAAACGCCCGTCAAAAATGAATAGGTATGGGAAAATTAAACGAGGCTGCACAAGTGAGCACTATAGGCAGCGAATATGTGCTACTAACAGATAGTAATGGGCTACTGGTACGAATCAGCAAGAACAATCTTGCAGAGGCCATTCGCAACGTGATGAACGAAGCTGACATCACAGATAAAGGCTTAATGCCCGCTGGAATGATTGGTAGCATGAATAAAGGAGCAAGTACGTTATTATGTGAAACTCGAAGTACAGCCGTTACTGCATCAATGCTGCTGTCTATATCCGCCACTACTACAGGCCTACCTAATCTCTATTTTATAACAATGGCACGTGCATCTGGTAATACAGGTGATCCAATCATAAAGGTAAAGGTATTAGCCGGTAGCTATAATATGAAAATTATAGGAAAAACAGATGCAGATGGTAAGTGCAAAGTATATGCTGAGCGTAATCAGTTTACCCCTATCCTTAATGTTATTGCGATGAGCACGTATGGCATTACTATGAAGATGGAAACTGCCGATAATTCAGAGTTCGAAGGTGGTTTTGAAGCCACGTTAGAGTAATAGTATAGGGGCATTATGCCCCTATACATAGTTTGTAATTTGCATTACGAATACCTTCGTATTGCTTCCCCTTGTATTTTTTAGAAATATAGTTCCGTTCAGTATCTTTTTACTCAGAACTATTTTACCTGTAGAATTAAAGTCGGTAGAAAAAATAGAATCATCATATCCGAGTATTGCGGCTCCAGGTCTTGCACCAATGACGAATAAACCTGTTGAACCTAAATCTCCCGACCGTACTATATATAATCCATAATGGGATACTTTCAAATCATATTCTTCGTCTGGAGCTAATGTAACCTGCCAAGAAGGAAACATCAGACTTTTTATAGTATTAGATAAATCTGATTTATTAATCAGTAAAGGATTACCGGAGGCATCCAGTAAGGTGATATACTCATTATTGATAGTGTTCACCTTTGTTGCTTCATTCAGTTTCATACCTATTCACTTTTGACGGGCGACAGAATAGATTATATTTTAGAGATAAGCATGGAAGGGGAATA